CAACGGCTAATGGCAAATTGAGTGATAAGACAATAAAGTTAATCAATAAAATGGCAAAGAAAGCGTATGGAAGTAAATGATATAATGCAGCATATCGATGAATTGCTGCAAAACTACTCAAATAAAGAGTGTGCGGAGATTTTAAAAGAGGTAGTAAGTGAATGTCAGTCACGCATTGAGAATTGTGATGAAGGTGTTTACACTAATTCATAACAAAAAAATTATGAAACAAGAATCAAGCGCAATCAATCCGTATAACGGAATATTTGGGCAACAAGGTTGGATTTGTCCGAAGTGTGGAAGGGTATATTCACCATATACTCAAATGTGTTTGTATTGCAAACCTGATAATATAACTACTATTTCTAATCTTAGCGACCTTTCTAACAAGAATGTCAGCGAAGAAGATCTAAGAGAAAATCGTAAAACAAAATAAATATGAGTGAAATAGAATTTAGGATAGCAGAAATATTGGGACGTTCTGCGATTGAAAATGACATGGAAGTCCCTAAAGATGTTCAACAGTTGGCACAGGCTACAAGATATTTAGCAACGCAACTTAGAATAATTTGCGAAATAGAAATCGGTGATGAAAAAATGGCTGACGTTATATTGAAGCAAGCTATTGATATTTTGAAGTAAAACTGTACAGAAATGAGTAAACTAATGAATTTTACTACACCGTGTTTTATACGCAAGAACACACCAGAACTTAGAGAAAAGCTGAAAGAACTCGGTGTACGCCCTTTCCTATTAGATGAAGAGTTAAATTCATGGGGTGACAATATAAAGTGTTTGGCTGCGAAATGATTGCATTTTCTTGTTCTGATTCACTAAATGATTGTGAAGGATATACTGATTGTGGAACCAATGAAGAACTTTTTCTTGCAATAGCTGCAAAGCGTAATGATACAAGTGAAAATCAATATTGGGTGTTCGACCGTGATTTTCCACCCCATTATAAAAAAGGTGATTTTACAATAGGATATTTCCACAGGTGCTCGTGCTATTGCCATGTAGCTACGGTAGAAGAGCTTATTGAGCATTTTAAATAACCCTCAAATCAAACTAGAAAGGAGCTAAATATGGAATATAGTAAAACAGGTCAGTTTACCGCCAATCAAGAAACCCTGTGTAAAGAGATAGCTATTCGGATTAGTAAATTGCGCAAAAGCGGTTGTTGTGTTTTCGGTAAGGGAGATGAATTACGTGTATATAAAACAAAAGATATGGAGCACGCACAACCATTACATCTTTCTACTGGTAGCGATTATAAACACGCTCTTAAGTGTCTTCATGCCGGACGTATAAACGATAGTGGAGCAGATGATAGCGAATACTTTGAACAGGGATATATAACCGAAGAATAACCCTCAATACAGTGTGGAAAGGAGTTAACTATGGGATTTACAACATCTTGTTTTATAAGAAAGAATACACCGGAGCTTCGGAAGAAGTTGGAGGAGTTGGGATATATAAAAAATTCCCCAATATGGACGGATAATTGCAGTATAATATGGGCTTATCAATATCCAGAAAAAGGATTCGATACTCCTAATTATGTAATTGCAGATTCTTTTGATATTCCTTTTGATAAAGACAGTATTTTATGTGGGAAATTTATTGATTGCGGAGCCAACGAGGATTTATTCCTTGCCATTGCCGCATTGAGAGACGATACTGACGATAATCAACTATTTATTAATGACAAAGGAGATTGGGGGATATGGCGTGATAATACAAAATACGATGGATTATCGGGCATAGACTTTTACGGAATGCCTAACGACCTTAATGTGGACAATTATCATAAGGCTACCGTAGAAGAGCTAATAGAACACTTTAAAGGAAAGGAATAATAATGAATAAAATAGCCAATAAAATAAAACAAGCTAGAAAAGAACGATGCTTAACACGAGCTTCTTTAGCTTTGCTATCAGGAGTAAATATTAGAGTTATAATGAAAATAGAAGAAGGTAGAGATTGCAGTACTCGGTCACTGAATAAAGTTCTAGCTGCGTTAGGCATGGAATTAGCTGTTAAAACAAAAGAGGAATAATGGAAAATGAAATAAAATCAATAGATTGTGACATTATAGAAAATACTCCAAAATATTCTAATATGAACATACATCCTGATGTATGTGGTGCATGGCAAGAAGGTGCAATGTGGGAAAGATATCGAAATGGTAAATGTTATAAATTAGATAGAGAAGATATCTTTAATCTTTTAAGAGCATGTTTTCCACCATATGAACTAATGTCTAAAATAGAAGAAATGAAATTAGGATATTATGTTGGAGGATTCAATGAAGAATGGAGATGGCTTTTAAATAAAGACACTCCTTACAGCGAAGAAGAATTATGGCATTTATATTTAGAATTAAAATACAATAAAATATGAAAGAGCTAAAATTAGGAACTGAAATTAAATTTCCATTTATTACATTAAAAGTAGTAGAAGCAGATGGATACAATTGTTCTAATTGCTATTTTGCAGATGCTTGTAGAAGCATTGGCGGACTAGTCCACAAAACGTTTGGGACATGTGTTGCGTCTGAACGAGAAGATAATACTAATGTTATTTTTAAAGAGGTACTTATATACGACCCGACACTAGCCCGTTAGGTCATAACAAAAAGTTATAGCTCGGCAGAAGCCGGGCTTTTTTATTAACAATTAATTTTTAGAATTATGGAAAAAGAAAGAAGAAGAAAAAAGATTTCAGTAAGTGAGAAATTAACAGCGTTGCAAATTGCACAAACAATGGGAGGATTTGATGTTATGACAATGGCGAACAATGAAAGGTATCTTTCTGCCCTATTTGATAGAGCAGAGAAGATACTAGGGTGGATTAATGACGAAGGAAAAAATGGTTATTTGAGAATAATAAGTTATGGTATCATGACACAAGATCATATTGTTACATATACAGGAAAATAGAATGAAAAAAGTAATTTTAAAAAAAATGACGCTAAATAATTGGCGTGGGCAGTCGACAGAAGTTATTTTTGGTAAAAATATAACTGACATTTATGGACGTAATAAAACGGGTAAAAGTACATTATTTAATGCGTTTTATTGGGTATTTACAGGGTTTGATATAAAAGGCAGGGCAAATTATCAGCTATTTGATAATAGGCTCCCTTTGACTTATGAGAATGCTATCCCGGCTGAAGTACATATAGTGACTGAAATAGATGGGAATGAATATAAATTTTCTAGAATTGCAATTCAATCGTGGTCTAGAAAACGTGGAGAATCAGAATACACTAAAAATATAAGCGATGATTATAAAGTATTTATTGACGATATAGCATTAAGTGCCGGAGAATTTAAGAAACGGATTGAAGATTTATTCTGTCCGATAGATGCCTTAAAGGTTATTCTTAATATTTTCTATATCTTCTCACTTGAATGGAAAGAACAGCGAGAACTCTTTGCTACAATTTGCGGTGATATTCAAGAAAGTGATTTTGAAGGCTGTTACGATGTTTTATTTGAGGAATTGAAAAGATATTCCATTGAGGAGCTAGAATCTCGTGTCAAGACCAAATCTGATCCTTTGAAACAGATTCTGAAATCACTGCCTTTAACAATAGAGACGTTAACTAAAAATCTTCCCGATTTATCACAGGTTGAAGAAGCGAAGAAACGGATTGAAGATAATTCAAAAGAGATTGAAGATATTGATAAGAGAATTCAAGACAGTAGCATGTCTGTACAACCTTTGATTAAAAAAGCCAATCAACAATTAGTTGAAATTAATAAATTAGAGCTATCTTTGCAAGAGGATGAGGAAAATTTCAATAAGGAACAAAATAAAGAAATTATTGAAATACAAAATCAAATATCCGCTATTGAAGAAAGTAATAAAATAATAGAAAAATCGAATAAGGATCGTCAATTAAAAGTTGATTCTATTAAATCAACTATAAAATATAATCAAGATCTATTTGATTATTGTGTAAGACATAGAGAGGAACTTCTTAGCAAAAAAAATGCTATTGTAGAAAGAGAATTTGAAGAGGATACATGTTCTTATTGCGGAAATAAATTACCTGAATCAAAATTAGAAATATTACGGAAACGTTTTTATGAACAAAAAGAAAAAGAAAAATCCGCAGTTATTACTGAAGGTAAAAAAAATAACGAAAATAGAGACCACGCTCTCGCTAAAATAAAAGAATTAGAAGAAGAACTTAAAGAGTATGATATTGATAATACTCCATTTTTTGATAATTCTAAATTAAAGGAAAAACTTAATCAATTGATAGCTAACCGAATAGATTTTAAGACAACATCTGAATATAAAAAGAAGATGGATGTAATATCCAATCTTAAAAGCGAATTGGTTGAAGTTGATCAGCCGGATAATTCCGGTCTCCTTGAGATGAAAAAAACATTGATGGATAAAATAAAAGAAGATAGCGAAACGATTGGGCTAATAAAAGAAAGGGAAAAACAGGAGAAAAAAATAAAAGAATATCAAGAACAACAGCGTGATACTGCTAATGAATTAGCAAAATGGGAAAGAATTTCTGCGGAATTAAAGGCATATAAGCAAGAATACGCAGATCTCGTATCAAAGAAAGTCAATGTCCTGTTAAATCGCTGTCAGGTGCAGATGATGTCTCAGAAAAAAGATGGGACATGGATTCCTTCATGTATTATCACAACTGATAATATTCCATCAACTGTATATAATGCTGCAGAAGTTGTTGTTTCTGGCATTGATATTGCTGAAGCATTCCAAAAATTTTATAATATAAATATGCCATTGTTTATTGACAATGCGGAAGGAATTACTAGCAATAGCGAAATTTTAACTGAAAGGCAGATTATTAATTTATATGTAAGTAACCACGATGACCAATTAAGAGTAGAAGTAAAGGACTATGAATAATTATTTAATAAATCTGACATTAGATAATTTAAATGATACTGTTGTAACAGAGATGGAGATTGGTGATGTTATAGAAAAAGGGATATTTATTCCATTTTCTACTAATCCGGTAATAAGAGGTAAAAAAGGTTCTGTTATAATTAGAATGCTTGCTGTAGAAAAAAGAGCTAACGCTTTCAATCAATCCCATTATCTTAAACCAAAATGTAATAAAAAAACATATGAATATCTTAAATCTATAGGAAAAGATTTAAAGATACTTGGTAATATGTCTATAGCAGGAACTGCATATGTCCCTAGAAATTCAGAAAAAGAAATTTTATCTTCATTGGATGAAATCTTAGATAAAGAAGAAGAATAATTTTAAAAAATTAAGTTATGGAAAAAGAAGAAAAAGTACTCACAAGAGTAGAAAAAGTTGAAATGAAATTAGAAGAGCTTGCACAGCTCTTAGGTTCTGATTATCCGGCAATGATTGTAGTACCTGTAAATGAAGGTGCTTTTTCTATTGTAAATTTAGGGGATGAGGAAGAAAATGAATTATTGAAATCTGTAGTAAATGTAGGTATGTCACTAACTCACCAAGCTATAAATATGAAAAATACATTTATTGCATCTAGTGCCTATTTCTCATCTATGGATCATGGATTTGCTATAAAACTAACTTCTTCTATGATGAATGTAGCCGCAAAGAAAGCTGCAGAGCGATCAATTAATGAAGAAGATAAAGAAATAGAAGTTAATACAGAAATAAATTAATATTATGGGAATGCATAATTGGTTTGAGGCTTCCATCAAATATGAAAAAATGATGGAAAATGGCAAAGAGAAAAAAGTAACAGAGCGTTATTTAATAGATGCTTTAAGTTGTACAGAAGCAGAAGCACGTATTATCGAGGAGATGACTCCATTTATAACAGGAGAATTTAAAGTGAGTGCTACTAAACAAACTAAATATTCAGAAGTAGTGCCTAGTCAACAAGAAGTCGATGATATTTGGTATAAGGCTAAATTGAATCTCATCACTTTTGATGTAAACAGTGGCAGTGAGAAAAAAAGTCCTACACATATACTTATTCAAGCATGTGACATTCGACAAGCTATTAGTTATATTGATGAACACATGAAAGGAACTATGGCCGACTATGAAATAGAAGCTGTTTCTGATAGTAAATTAATGGATGTGTATCCGTATGAATCTTAAATATCAATAAAATGGCAAAAAAAGTAGAATCTATAGAAGAATCAACAGACATTTATATAACCGGAGTATGTTGTATATCAAAAATTCCTAAAGATTGTTTTACAAAAAACAACTATGGAACTTCATTCCGGTTTGCTATCGGGAAACGATCTGAATTAGGCAAAAATGGAGAAACGCATTATATGAAATTTTGCGCTTCACAAGAAGAAAAAGCGAGAGGCGTACAAGATATATTCATTGGTAATTTCTGTACAGAATGGATAAGTGATAATAAATCTCATAATATTTCAACGAAACCACCTGTAAAAGAAAAAACTCAATCACGGACTCATGCTGCTACTACAGATGTAAGCGATGTAGATGATCTCCCCTTTTGAACTTTGGAAGTAATACGCAAATTTAAAGAGAAAGGAATTAATTTAGAAATAGTTGCGTATTCGAAAAATAATTAATATATTTGTGAGACGAAAGAGGACATAAGGTTTTTCTTTCGTCTTTCTTCAATTATTAAACAACAATTATATGGCAGATAAAAAAAATGAAGTTGCAAAAACAGATGTTGGGCAACAAGTCATTAACAGAATTGATCAATTGTGTCAAATAGGATTTAACATGCCTAATGATTACAATTATGTAAATGCTATCAAAGGAGCCATGCTGATGCTTCCTGAGATTAAAGATAAATCAGGGAAAAGTGCATTGGAAATATGTAAGAATAACAATAGTATTCAAAGTGCTCTCTTTAAGATGGCTACAAAGGGGCTAGATGTCTCAAAGAAACAGGGATATTTGATACTCCGTGGAGATAAACTTTGTTTTGAAGAAAGTTATTTTGGAGTATGTTTGCAGGCTAGACGTATTTCTAAACATTATGAACCTATTGCAAACATCATTTATAAAGGAGATACTTTTAAATTTGAAGTAGATCCTGCTACTGGAAGAAAACGTATTATTGAACATACTCAAACTCTTGAATCTATTGATGGAGAAATGCTTGGCGCTTATGCTATGGTAACAAACGATAAAGGTGAGACAGATATTGAAATCATGTCTATTGCACAAATTCGTAAATCATGGAGTAAAAGTTCATCTCAGCAGCAGCTTGTGCATAAGGAATTCCCGGATCAAATGGCTAAAAGAACTGTAATTAAAAGGGCGGCAAAAATGTTGATTAATTCATCATTAGGTGATAATGCTTCTATTAATGATGACTTAGAAGATGCGAGTGCTATTTTAGATGCATCTAAACAAATAGATCAACCATTCGTTGAATATGAGGAAATCGTGGAAGAAGAAACACCTTCTTCTCCAATCAATGAACATGCTGATGTACAACAATCGGAATCTGCAACATCTCAAACTTCTGATGATGAAGTTTTTTAATCATGGATGATGGCTTTGATTCCTCTTGGGAAGAAATGAGTCCTGATTAGATAGACTGTGGAGATTTTTAGTAAATAAATCAATTTAGTCCCATTTTGTTTAGGTAGTAATACCTATTCGGATGGGACTTTTTAAATTAAGACTATGGCAGGAAAGAATGACAAATGGTTAATGTTTCGTAACTACATGATTAATGAACTTGGTATTACGAAAGAAGATATTAGAGAATGGATTCAAGATGCAGTTAGAATAGAAGCTAAAAAGATGGCGGAAGATACTTTTTCAAGGGAAAACCCTGAACAAATGATTAGGCGTATAGTTTATGATTCCGGTTATTTTAACACTAGTAGTTTCAATAGGACTGTTATTGAAACAGCAGCTAAAGCTTTAGTGGAAAGATTTGATGTTGTACTAAAAAAATAATGGGAAATTATGGACAAGAAAGAAGAATTATTGGAAAGATTAGTGAATGAATTTGCAGCGTACAACAGATTAACTGCTGTTAGAATTGCAAAAGAGAATTTATTTTCTTGGGGAAAATCAGATGAAGAGATAGTGAAAGAGATGAAATCTTCATCAGAAAGAATCCTTAAATGGGGATATTCAACCGATGAAGATTTTCCTCTTGATCCACCGAAAACAACAACTGTAAAGATTACATCATGCTCAAAAAACTTGCTTGAGTAATGTTTCCTTATTAAATATCTAAAATTGAATAACCATGACACCAAGAGCATTGCTAACAGAACTGAAAGCCTTAGATAATGATATATATTATCAGATGGGTAGATATAAACAATATACTATTGATTTTATAAATGATTTATGTGAAGAATTAGAAGAATTCATAGAAGGAAACTTAGGAGTACTGGATTTTTCTGAATTAAAAGGAAGTTTAAATTATCATATCTCTTCCGTAATGGAAATATGTGATAAGGAGTTATTGGATTATGAAATATTTAAAAAAGCATACTCAATTATAAACAAAGAAACATATGATAACGGAGGTAAAAATACAAAATGACATTGAAGATTTGTTTAATAATCTTAGCCCTGCGGAAAAGGCTAAATTTTGTGATATAGCCTTAGACTGGATGGATGATGCAGAAATATTTGAAGTGTTAGACAAGAGGAATCCGAATTGGAGCGATTTTGGTCGGTAAAAAAAGAATAAAATGGATCGAATAATTATTTTAGGTAGTAGTAGTAAGGGGAATTGCTATTTACTTGAATGTGATGGAAAATTTCTTATTATAGAAGCTGGAGTAAATTTCGTAAAGTGTGTTCTTCCGGCAGTAGATTATCATGCTGAAAAAATTGCTGCTTGTATATCTACACATCGCCATACAGATCATTCTATGCATCTTCCTGAAATAGTTAGAAGAGCTATTCCTGTTTATAGCCATCCGGATGTGGCAGAATTATATAAAGGAGTAATCCCATTACATGCTAATCGGAAATACCGAATTGGGAAGTTTATGGTTACTCCTATACCAGTTGAACATTCGGTTCCCTGTTATGCTTATTTAATAGAGCATAAAAATATAGGTAAGCTATTGTTTGCAACTGACCTTCAATATTTTAAATATCGAATAAAAGATCTTGATCATCTATTTATTGAAGCTAATTATGGCAATGATATATTAGATGATAATGCAGGAGAAGATAAATGGAGTAGTAGTGCATATAAATCCCATTTGGAAATATATCAAACTATAGATATTATAAAACATAATATTTCTTCAAAATTAAAAACAATTTGCTTGCTTCATCTAAGTGATGATAATAGTAATAGTAATCTTTTTAAAAAAATGGTATGGGATGAGACCGGAAGAATATGTTATATAGCTGAAAAAGGATTAGAAATAGAATTAAATAAGGAGGAGTTTTAATGATTAAACCTAAAAAATGTTGGAAATTGTGTGATTATCTGCAATCCATTTATGAATGGACACAGGAAAATGAAAATAAGAATCCTATTTTTTATTATTTCCCAATAACACAATTGGACATTGGGAACCAAATGGAATTAGTTAAATGGGCATTTGAAAAAAATATTCCAGTAGTTGATTTATTATGGATGATGTTAGAAAATAAAAAGAAGCAGAATTATGGAAAATAAATGTTATATAGGAATAGATCCAGGTAATCTTGGTTTTATTGCCGTCCAAGTAAATAATGAATGGGTTCACATGAGCCTAAAGGATAATGATTTCTATCAAATATCCGATACGATTTCTTATTTAAAAGCTAAATATCCTAATATTGTAGCTGGATTAGAACAAGTACATGCTATTTTTGGCAGTTCGGCTAAAGCTACTTTTTCTTTTGGAGAAATATATGGTAAATTACAGGCATTGCTTATTGTTCATAAAATCCCTTATCATCTTATTGCGCCTAAAACTTGGCAAAGCGAATTATGGGATACCCGTGATATGGTTGTAACTTATAAAAAGGCAAAGATAAAAGAAAAAGAAATAAACAAGAAAGAAGTTAATACTAAAGCGACATCAATTAATGCAGCTAAGAGACTTTTCCCTGAATTAGATTTTAGACGTACAGAAAAATGCGATAACATTGATGATAATAAGGTCGATGCGACATTGATTTGTGAGTATTTAAGGCGTAAAAATTATTAAGTATGGAAGAATGGAGAGATATTAAAGGATATGAAGGATTGTATCAAGTATCTAACTTAGGACGTATAAAATCATTACCTAAAATGAGAGGATTTTTTTTACAAGAATCCAAGATAAAAAATGAAGAAGACTCTAATGGATATGTTAGATGTAAATTACATAAGGGAAAGGAAAGTCGAAAATTTCTTGTTCATCGGTTAGTTGCCGAAGCATTTATTCCTAATCCTGAAAATAAACCTCAAATAGACCATATCGATAGAATTAGAAATAATAATAATGCAGCAAATTTAAGGTGGTGCACTCCAAAAGAAAATGTGCATTTTCCTGAAACTTATGAATGCCGTAAAAAGGCAATGAAACTAAATAATGATAACCCTTTTATAAAAGAAAAAAAGAGAAATACATCATCTTGCAAAAAAGTAATTCAAGAAGATATAAATGGTAATATCATAGAAATATATCGTTCAGCAAATGAAGCTAAAAGGATATTAGGATATGATGTTTCTGCCCAGTGTAGAGGATTATATAAAACAACATATAAAAATAGATTATATAGATTTAGGTATGCGAACCCAGATAGAGATGGAATATTAATAGCAGAATATGGAAGAAGAAAAAATTTATAAATTTGAAATGATGGAAAAAGAGAAAATTAGATATTTTATGGTTAATTACATGTGCATTAAGAATGCTAAAACCGTTTATGGAAGAAACCTATTAAAAATTACGGGTGTTTTGAATACATCTGATCTTGAGAGACAATTTGCTGCTGCTAATAAAGTCGAAAAATGTATAATAACAAATATATATCAGATGACAAAAGAAGACTTTGAAGCAAGTACTATGGAGGCTAAAGAATGAAAGAATTAATAATGTCAATCATAGCATTCATCATAATAGCTGTCTTTGTTGGGCATTTGGAGATTAATTTATCTCCATTTAGCATCAAATTACCAATGTGGCATAGAGTGATATGTATGATCTTACTTATTATTACATATATATTATGGAATTTCGGAGAAAGGAAAGATGCCTATTCAAAAGGATTGCAAAAAGGTATGGAAATAAATTTGGAACAAATTAAAGAAAAAAGGAAATGACAGAAATTGACTTTCTAAACAATAAAAGATTGCAACTATTAAATATTGCGTTCAAAATGCAAAATTTATACGGTCATGATCATGATATAACAAACGAGGCTTATAATAACATTAAATCATTCGAAAATGAATGTTCGCATATGTTTGAGGTATATTTCGATTCAGACTTGGCTTCATTTGCATACTTAAAAGAAGAAGTAGTAGAACAAAAAGAAAAATAAAAACTAGAATAAATGAAAGATAGTATTTATATTTTAGAAGGATTAGCTACACATTATCCTTCTGATGCCTACCCTATTACAGTGGAAAAAAAGCAATGGATAGGTATAGGAGAAGTTGGTAAAGAGAAACTCAAAAAAATAATGAATGAAGTTTCAAAAGTATGGGAGAAAGTATATACTGAATCAGATGTTAATATATATTTTGCTATATATACAACCACTGAGATTAATGGATTAATCTATAAGAATGAACCAATCGTAAAATTGATTGTATAAATGGTTTATGAAAGATATATTTGAATTTTTAATATTTCTCGTAGTCATTCTTTGTGTATGTATTTTTTATTAAAAAAGATAATAGATGGAAACTTCTTTGATAAATGAACTTCTTAAGATTACGAAAGAAAATAATGAGATGCTAAAAAAGATAGTTTCTCATATAGAAAATATTAATGAAGATGAGTATAAGACTAAACATCTATTGCAAGAATTTATTAATAACGTGGTAGCCGATCTTTTTGCTGATGCATTATTACAGCCAAAAGGGAGAGGACATGTTAGCAGTGATGATATAATGAAATTTATCAATGAAATGAAAATGTGATGGCAGATAGAAGTAATTGGGGAGTAAGGTATGGAGAAGCCTTATATAGGATAGAAATTGTTATGCTTATTATAGAAAGTTTTAAATACTATCAAGAAGTAGAAACTGAAAAGGCTGCAATGAAATATCTTAAATACTCAAAAGATTATAAATCATGCGAACAAGCGGCAGACATGATAAGAATGTTATTTAACAGAGATGTAAATCCTAGCGAATTAATGCACACAGAGGATGATATATCTAATTCTTTAATTGATAGTTATATAAAACTACAAGATTCCCTAAGGTACTTCCCAAGCCCTCGTTATCCTTATGAAAAAGAAGATATATTATCTATTTTAGCTTATTTATATCATCATAATTATTGGCTAAGGATGAAATGCTATGATTACAGTATATTCTCATGTAAAGTATTTGATGTATTTCATGGGAAAAGAATGATTCACAGCAGAGGTGTAAAATGGTTAATTAACGAGAGCAGTGAATATTGTTTATGGAATGGTAAAACAAGGCATGTAGATACTATGGCGTTTAGACACACTTTTCGAGAAATAGAGAAAGCCTTTAATGAAATAATAGAGAAACGTAGGAAAAGAAAGGAGAAGAAATGACTGAACAAGAATTAATAGACTATACTTTATCCTTAATTCCCAAAGAAGAAAAAGATAGAGTATTCAGACAAGAATGTTGTGGTATAGATAATAGTTTTATTGGTTTTTTAGAACCGTATTATTATCTATCAAAGATAATACCAAAGAACTATACTGTATTCGATTTTGGTGCAGCCTATAACCCTCAATGTTATTTCTTCACTAAACATAAGAAATATATAGCTATATCTCCAATGGAAATAGATGGAAAGGAAATGTTTAAAGCTCCAAATTGTGAAATATACAGATGTACAACTGGGTATTTTTTGAATCATTATTATAAAAAAGAGGGGAAACAATTCGCTATTGTGAATAATGTTCCTAATTGGTACAAAGAAGATTCAATGAATTTAGCAAAAACGTTTTTTAGAAATTGTTACACCTTTTATACTGAATAGTTTATGACAGGAGAAAACTTTTTGGCATTCATCATAGGGATGCTTATCGGATATGCATTAGTTTATATTGGGATTAAGACCAATGAACGCTTGAATGGAGTAAAGAAAAAACTAGAAAATAAAGAACCTTTAGTCTTTGATGGCGTTGATGATTTTGTTAAATGCGGAGAAAAGGGATTGAAAGATTACACTGTTATCAAAGGAGAAAGTTGGTCAGCAGGAAAAGGACATAGCCATATTATTATTTTAGAAAATAAGGGATATGAAAAAAGATGATTTACGATGGCTTATCCCAAACATAATAAGTCTAATATCTATCATCATAAGTCTAATTGTTATATTAAGAACCGTATGAATAATCAAGAAATAATAGAACTATCAAAGAAATATGAAGATCGAAAATACTTCGAGAAAGACCCTGTTTCTTTCCTTTGGAAGTATAAAGACAAGCGAGACATTGAAGTCGCAGCAGTAATCTGTTCTATCCTAGCTTTCGGCAACCGTCAACAAATCTATAAAGCTTGCGAAAAGACATTGGCTATTATGGGAGATTCACCATACCAATGGATTATGTCTAAAAAATATCCGTTATCATTTGGTGAAGATAAATGTTGGTATAGAATGCTTACTAATTTTGATTTAGCAAATATCTGCTATTTCTTAAAGCAGATATATACGAATTTCGATTCACTCGAAGAATGTATTACTCATGCTATGAAGAGTGTGGGAATATTTGATACATATATTGAAGTATTAATCAATATATTCTATGGATGTAAGGGAATACCCAAAGAGACTAAATCATGCTGTAAACGCCTGTGTTTAATGCTTAGATGGCTTGTTCGCCAAAACAGTCCTGTTGATGTAGGGATATGGAAATCGTTAGATCAGTCTAAATTATTAATTCCATGTGACGTTCATGTGCTTAATAAAGCTAGAGAGTTAGGCTATATTAAACGTAAGAGTAACGACATGAAGACTTGTATAGAGTTGACAAATAAATGTCGAGAACTTGTGCCCGGTGATCCTGCATCTGTAGATTTTGCTTTATTTGGAATGGGATATGAAGAAGCTCATCCAAAAGAATTTGAAGAGTCAGATCCAAAAATTCCATTGACTCCTCAACAAATTACATTAATAAGCACATATGCAGTATTGTATGTCAATGAATTATGTAATGTTTGCGTTCTCGACTTAAATACAATGATGCCTAATCGTGACTCAGAAACAAAGAAGATATATAAGGCAGCATTTAAAAGAGTCCGGGAATATCAGAAAATAGTAAATAAGATATCCTCAACATCGGGTAACATATACTCTAATTTTTGTGATCTTTTTGATGTATATGTAATGCCTGTATTAAAAGAATATCAAGAATCAATTGAAGAATATCTTGATACTCTTCCGGGAGAATTCGGAAATACTTATTTTTTATCTCACGTAGAGGTAGCAAGAAGTATGACGCATTATTCTATATGGGAAACTGCATATAGAGTCGCAGATTCTTTCAAATATACAAATAATGCTATATCTTTGTCGAAGTATAAGCAGAAAGAGCTTTTCAGCATACTAACTAATTTAACCAAATGGTGTTTTAGAAAAGCACCGGACATTGATTATAATTATCAACTCAAAATAGTAGCAGCATATGAAAAGCTAGACTCTATACTAACCAACCCTGAGATTATTTCAAAATGTATAATTAAAGCTCAAGAATTAGAAGATGGAATTGAATGAATATCAATTAAAAGCATTAGAAACAGCGAATTATCCACAAGAGTATAAGATTGTTTATCCCACTTTAGGATTAACTGGAGAAGCGGGAGAAGTTTCGGATAAAGTAAAAAAAGTTATTCGTGACAACAATCATGAATTTTCAGATGACAGAAAAAGAGAAATCGCAAAAGAAATTGGAGATGTACTTTGGTATTGTGCTACCTTATCACATGATTTAGGTTACACTTTAGATGAGATAGCTGAAATGAATTATAGCAAACTTAAATCTCGTAAGGAAAGGAATATGATAAATGGCAATGGCGACAATAGATAATCATGAGTAATACTGGACATAAATGGATATATCGTAAAACAATGTCTCGTCTTAAAGAACCAACAAGATATAAAGTCCGTGTATACCATAAAGGTAAAAGTATTGATGTCGGATTTTATAGAACGTTAGAGGAAGCTCTCAAAAGACGTAATCAATATATTGAAGACAATGGAATAAGCGAAAAAAGATTAAAGAGATATAATACACGTAACGAAAATAAAGATTAATATGGGTAAATATTTTACAGTTGGAGAGTTGTGCGAATCTAGTACAGCTAAAGCGAAAGGTATAAAGAATATACCGGATGGAATGCAAGTAGGTCGTTTGAAAAGTTTAATTGAAAAGGTTTTAGATCCATTAAGAGAAGCATATGGGAAACCTATTTACGTCAATAGTGGATTCAGAAATGATGAGCTAAATAAAGAAATTGGAGGTGTAGCAACAAGTCAACACAGAAAGGGGGAAGCTGCAGATATCAGTGCAGGATCAATTAAAGAAAATGAAAAATTATTTAATTTAATTCAGGAATTAAATCTCCCCTTCGATCAATTAATAAACGAGTCAAATTTTAGTTGGGTACACGTTTCTTATTCACAGGAAAGACAAAGAAAACAGATACTAAAACTTTGATTATAGATAGGCTACTACGGTAGCCTATTTTCTTTTAGTCTTCTAAGATCAATAATTTCATCTAGAAGTTTAAATCTTAGATCTTCAAACTCACAATGTGGCAAATCTTTTATCAGATTCTTGATCGCTTGATTAATCTCGTAGTCTTTTCTAATGATTGCTAACTTGATAGAATCATATTTCACCTTCTTGCATTTCATAAATTCTGTTTTTCGTTAGTAAGAATAGCATTTATCTTTTCTTCTGTAAAGCCAAACTGCTTTGCAAATTTCTTAAAGGCTTTCATCTTCTTCTCAGGAATCAGTGCAAACATAGAATTTATGGGTCTATCACTCTCTAATGCCTTTTTAAAATCTTTGTTTTTCATATTATCGTTTTTTTATTCTACAACAATCACATAAATATTTCTTTGCTGAATCCCATGTCTTATCTATAATATAATCTCCTAAATATTGAATTTCCTCACCGTGGGGACTTATATCATAAGTAAGGCAGATATGATCTGCTAAATGACCTGATTCATGCGACCAAGTTTTTTCAAACTCCTTAGCACTACTTGTTCTACCTATAACAATTACACTTTTATGTGCTAGATGATTAGAAAAAGTTAATCCATTATTATATCCACATGTAGTTAGATTTTTATAAGCTCTTTTGAGTGATTCTTCCCCACATTCTATATATTCTAATTCTTCCATTACATCTTCAAAATATTTACAAATATAATCGTAAAAGATAGTAACAGTCCAATCGTATTTAGATAAGTATATTGTTTTTATTTCCATAATATTAAAAAAGGCACATTTTAAGTGCCTAAAATTAAAGCATATCTTCCCAATTAATAGCTACACCCATACCCATCATATCAGCGAAGAAATGACGAAACGCTTTTTCGGTAGATGGATAGTCTGGATCATCGATATAGTCTTTTACGAATAGTGCTAACATTTGCTCATTTTGTATAGACGATCCCATATAATCTGCCCTAGCCATGTTTACTGCATATACTGCATTATAACCATTGTCTTTTTCCAATGTCACATTATATCTTTTCAGCAGTTCGTCTAACTTTTCTTTTGTAATAGGTGTGATTTTACCTTCTTTTGTTTTCATCATAGAGACTGCCCAATCACACATTTTTTTAGAAAAATTAAATCCATAATTTTGTAGATAAATCCGCATATCTTCAGGGATATTATCATATAAATCAAAGCTTGCTCCTTTTTTCATATCTTATAGTATTAAAGGGGGACTATTATATCCCCCTTAGTTTATATTAGCGACGACGACGTCCACGACCGGAACCTCTCACTCCCCTGCGTTCTCCCATCATTTCTTCATCTTCGTATTCATCGTATCTATTCCCGTAAGAACCACCACGACTACCACCACCATAAGAGCCGCCCGAACCACCTTGTCCGCCACGTTCTCCTATTGATTCCATTTCGTCCCAAAGGGTTTCGAAATCTTCTTTTAGGCATTCAAGACTTTCTTTGAAGTCTTTAAAGGCTTTTCCTAATCCACCTTTTCTTTCGCCTTCCATTATTTCAATCATTCCCATAATAATATTATTTAGAATTTGTTGTTTTAGGTTTATTAGACGTATTCATTTCAATTAAAAGAGATTTTATATCTCCCAATCCATCTTTTACAGATTTTACCTCTAGCTCTAATGAATTAATCCTGTCTTCTTGTTGCTTCTCTTTCGCAAATTGAGGATTTAGTTCTTTTAAAATACTATCACAAGATTCTATAACAGAATTATGATATGAAACACTTTCCACAATTTGTTTACTCGTCTGCATCATAGCTTCAACTTCCGAAATAATAGCTTCCTTCTTTTCAGAAACAATTACATTTGGATAAGCAAACATTTCACCGTTTGCAGGTAATTTCTGAAAGTCTAAGACCTCTTCACCACATCTAACCTTAATGTCTATAAGCATTTCCGGTTGAGGGCTATAAGGTACTGACGGATTATAAGTAGGATATTTAGGAACAGGTGAACTTACAGATTCGATCTGTCCTATTTTAACTGTAGGTCTTTCTCCTTTGGAAAGAACATATATAAAACCACCTTGTCTACTTGATGAAAACATATAATAAACTTTTTTAATTTGTTTTACATAGACGGGATTTTACTCCCGTCTATAAATTTACTTACTTGCTACTGATGTAGATGCAGGAGTTGTACCGCCCGTTTGAAAATTAACAAAACGGATTATTCCCTCTCGCTTATTAATAAAAGCAAAAACCTCTTTTGAGTTGACAATATCAGAGCCTATAACATTTGAACTGTTATGGTCAATAACATTGATTTTGCTTTCGCCATTATTAGAAGAAGAACTTCCTACATTTGTGCTGTTATTGGAAGTTGGAATAGCAATCGTTATAGGAAATGCTTCTCCACCTGCCGGAACAGCTTGGTTGATTTGTACCGTTACATAACATTCACAAGGAAGTTGATTATACAGACATTTGTCAATTCCATAATCCACAGTCGTTTCCGAGAGAGCCACATTTGTTGTCGGCAACTCAAATATACAGAGTTGTTTCAAACAAGAACGTTGTCTTGTCGGAATAGCTGAACCGAGACCACCCGTCCACCAGTAAGTACCAAAAGGATTTAAAGGATTTCCATACATAATATTTTCCTTTCTTTAAATTTTTACTATCTTTGTATCGGGATAGACAAGAGTAATTAACTTGTTGATAAGAGTAAACCGAAGCTCTTCCCTTTCTTTTAAATCTTCGGTATCATTTAATTCGGTAATCAAATGAATAACAAAGAATTTATCGAGAGTATAACTCTCGAAGGAGAAATTTGGTGTGACGTAATCGGATATGAAGGGCTTTATATGGTATCTTCATTTGGAAGAATTGCCTCCTTATCTCGTAATGTAAAAAACAGATATGGAATTAAATCGACAAAACAAAGAATACTAAAACCGACTATTAGGAAATTAAAAGAGAGTTATTCTTTATATACTGTTTCATTATGGAAAAATAATATAAAGAAAACTGTAACTGTTGCTACAATAGTAGCTAAGTCTTTTTTACCTAACACAAATAGCAGTTTTGAAATAGACCATCTAGATGGCAATCCATTAAACAACAACGTTGAAAACCTAAAATGGTGCAGTCATACTGAAAATGTAAATAATCCAATAACTAGGAAAAGGAATTCTCTTTCTAAAATCGGGAAATTTAACACCTCTAAAAGCATACCTGTTGTTCAATTAAAAGATAACATTTTAGTTAAGGTATATCCTTCTATGGCAGAAGCCCAAAGAGAAGGATATTCTCAAAGTAAAATCTCTCTGTGTTGCAACGGATTTATAAACCATTATAAAGGATTTATTTGGAAAACGCTATCCGATTACGAAATTATTACCAACATGTCAAAGAACGCTTTATCTAAAACCAATACTTAGCAGCCGCAGTTACTATAAGGTGTCGCATTCACATTTACAGGCACGCTATAATTAACTGGAATCATACTACCCATTGCCGGAATGTAAGGAATTGTTACCGTTTCCGGTTGACGGCATTCAATTTTAGCCAATCGAGCACTTAAATCACTAAGAGCAGCATTTACAGGCGCAATAGTTTGAGCTTGGAAAGCTTGAATATTTCTTGTCTGTGCATCGTTAGAAATTTGAGCAAGCAAAGTACTCTTATCTTCACGAAGCTTATCAATTTTATCAAGCAAGTTCTGATTCTGCATAGCATCCAATTTAGACAAGATAGCTTGCGTATTAGCAGTTGCTCCATCACGTAAAGCCAAAGTGTTCTGATTTGCAGTGTTAACCAATGTATTGGTCTGATTGCAAATAGACAATTGATTTTCATAGCCTTGCGTAGTAATAGCATTCTGCGTCTTGCAACAACAATCTGCAATAGCTTGTGCAATCTGACAGTTTCCTGCTTGAATGCTATTGATAATCTGTTGGCTTGACATACCTACTTGATTACCAACTCCTTGAATCTGAGTCATAACGCTGTTAATAGACTGCTGAATCTGTCCAACTGAACAGTTCAAATTGGTAGCTAATGTATTAATAGCTTGACCATTTCCCTGAATAGCACTCATTAGTAATTCCCTTCCTGCATCATTGTTAATCAAATTTGGAACACCAGCGAATCCATATCCGCCGCCATTACCACCATCGTTACCACCATTGTTACCCCAACCATTGCGACCGAACAGAGGGAAAAGGAAGAATAAGAAGATAATCCACATAAACCATGAACCATCTCCACCAAATCCATTACCATTACCCTTGCTGTTCAAAGCCATCAACAAGTTAGGGTCAATACCCTTTTGCTGCAAAAGTGGAGCAAGCATAGCCATCATACCACTTCCGCTTCCACTCCCTGTTTCGGGAGTATAAACAACTGTCTTTGATTCCATAAAATTACATTTAATATAGCTCGACATTGAACTATGCTTAAATGAGCGAATTTTATCCGAAATACTAGCCAGTTTATTACGGTTGTAACAAATTGAATATCAACGATATTTAAAATATTCTTGAATACATTTTGATAATAGTGAATGTTTTCATACATTTGTGAAAACTTTATTTCACTCATGGAGTTAGACGAAAAACAAAGAGAATTAATTGATAATATAGAATATGAAGTAGCTAAATACTTTGGAGTTACGCAACAAGATATTATCAATAAGCAGACAAGAGAAAGTGTAAGCAATGCTAGATATTTCATCTTTTATATCTTGCATTTCAAATTAGGAATGACTCCTAGAGCAATTGCTAGAGAATATTTCTATAATCCTAGATCTGTAAAAATGGGATATGCCAAGATTAAGCATAGACTCAAATACTATGCCTACTACAGTAATATATTAGAAGAGTTAATGGAAAAAATAAAACCGTTTTTGCCCAATCATTAGAGCAAAAACGGTTCATAAGAAATCCTGAAAACAAACTTAAATCAAAGCTTTTACAGCCAATCCTCCTAGCGGATGATTTCCTCCTGCAGTTACTACACTATTCAAAACATCATAGATGTTTCTGAGTATTGCAGTTTGTGCTACAAGTTCTCCATACATCGGATTAAGTTTTGGATCAACGCTTGTAAATGCCAAATATAAATTTTTCAACTGCAAATTACTATCTGCAGTGAAGAATCTTATTGAATTCAATAACGCCTCAACGATCTGTGCCGTTTCTTCTGTTACTGATTGTATTCCTTTTTGAAGACCACTAAGTTCAGTGTCTCCGGTGGATGGGAGTTTAAAACTATCTGAAATGGATTTCCAAAATTCATTAAGTAAAGGCATAGTCTTATTAATCTCTTCTCTTAACTTATCCAATTCTTCATCTGTTAGATTGCTTCCACTTGCTAAGAAACCATCCATCATATCCATAATTGGTTTTAGAAATTTTTCAGTTCCCTTTAACATCAATTGTTTAGCGATGACATTATTTATATATTCATCCCATTTATCAGTTAATGCAGAAAGTCCATCTCCAGTTTCCCGATATGCATCTAACCATGCATCTGCAAAATCTTGCGCTGCTGATTTGATATTTTGTTCAGATCCGAACCCTCCTAATTCTTCAGTCTGTTTGTTTCTGAGATTAGCCTGTTCTTCCCGAAGATCTTCAATAGTATTTCTCCATTCTTTAATTCGATCATTATCTGTTTTTTTCTTGTCTTCTTCGGCAGCAATCATTCTCTCATAACTTTGAATTTGTTGTTCAATATTACGTTGAGCATTCTCGTTGCTAGCATTTAGAGTGTCGATTGCATAAGCCTTTTCAATATCTTTCCCTAATTTTTCGTAAGCTCTTTGCAGATCTTCTACAGCTTTTATTTCTTTTTGTATCGTCTGCTCTCTTCTTGCGTCATGTTGTTTATTTAAAGTAGTAAAGACAGTTGTAATAGAACCAATAGCGTCAGCTACGGCTCCGGCAATATTACCACTTTTAAAGTTATTCCAAGAAGACATTACTCTTTCATTAACATTCCCAAGTAATTCTCCGGCTTGTTGAACTTCTCTCCATCCACCCACATTAGTATCAATTCCACGACTTTCAGCAAGTTCCTTGAATTGATTCATAAGATCGAGTGTTGCATTAATGGACTGATAAATTCCAGTAACGATTTTATCAACCATGCCCATTGCTGAACCAAGTCCACCGGATACTTTCCCGATTTGCCCTGAGATATTGCTTAATTTTCCTTGAGAAATGTTTAATTGATTATTAGTATCCCCCAAATTAGAATTAGCTAATTGGAACTCTTCATTTGCAGCAGCTAACTCATCTTTATAACCGGGCTGAAGAAAATCTCCTGACTCTCCTGCTTCCTGTATTTCTTTTAATCTTTGAGTAGCATCTGTAACTTCTTTAATTCTTTCTGCTTGTTCTACAATAAGCTGATTCTGTCTTTCTTTTTCTGCTTGATATTCCTTTTCTAAATTAACTAATTGACGATATTCAGCAAAAGCATTTTTAGCGAAGGGAGATTTATTCTTTTGAATTTGATCTTGTATCTTAGCAATAGCGTCAGAATAAACTTTTAAATCAGTTGCATTTAGATTTCCTGCCGATTCTGAGATGAATTGCTGCATTTTTTGAATCAATGCTTCTAATTCTGTCGTAGTATAAGCAGAAAGATCGCCCATTGCCTGTAAATACTCCGGTGTTTGTTTAAACTTCTCAAGATTCAGCTTGCTAACTTCTTTGTTTACTTTGTCTGTCACATTCTTAACAATAGTAACATATTGATCTGCATTAAGCTGATCTTTATTAAACATGTCAGTTGCAAGGTTAATTTCCAACCCTCCTGATTTTTGAACCTGCTTGATTTTATCGACAGAATTTGCTAAGTATTCAACAAAATTATTTAATCGTTTACGTGTCTCCTCTTTATCTTTATCAGTAATTTTTTTCTGAATATTAAAATAAGAATCAAGTTGTTTTTGTCCTAAAGAAGCAGGATCAGGATAAACTTCTTCTAATTTCTTTCTGATTTTGTCAAGAGTTGTTGGAGCAATATCAAACATTTTAGCCACAGCATCCATGTCTAATCCTTTGTTTTCCAATGATATGTATAATTCATAGTCATTAAACATAGAATCAAACTGCCTTTCAATATCTTTTATACCTTCTACGGTAGCTGTTACTGTAGCCGTAGCTCTAAGTTCTGAAGAATATTGATCATATGCCTGTCTAATAGAAAGAGCAATTTTCTCTCCTAATGTCTGACCTATTGAGTCTGCTTCATTAGCAATTGACATTTTATCAAATCCAATACTTGTAATAGGCTTTTTAAACAGATTGCTGAATGTATCCCCAAATGTCTTTTGAAGTGTCTTAGTTGCCTCCATCTCTCCTTGAGTCTGACGAAGTTTCTCATACTGAGATTGCAATTGCTTTAACAGTGAGAGTTGAGCTTTTAAGCGTTTTTCGTATTGTGTTTCTCTTGCCTTATCAGTCTTTTTATCTGTTGCTCCAAAAGAACGGGCTACTTTATCTACAGCAAGAGCAAATTTTTCTAGCTCTTCAGCACGATCTTTGTTTGTCTTACCTATATCATTATATAATGGTTCGGTAGCTCGCAATGCTCTTGCCGATTCCTCCCTTAACTCTTTAGCACGTTTCAGAAGATTATCGACATAATCCATAGTACTTTCTTCGGGAGTTATTGTTGTTATCTTTAAATTTTCCTTTTCAAAATCTTTATTTAATTTAGAAACAGCATTCTGAATCCTAACTGTTAAATCGCTTAATATCTTTTCAGGAGAAGCAACAGTTATAGGAACCTCTATTTTCAACTTATCTTTTATTCTTTTTTGAAACTGTTTTAATAGATTTTCATCAGAAATTATTGATCTTGCTACTGTTCCAAGAGTATTTGCAAATTCTGTTTGTTGTTCTTTATTTAATTTTGAAAATCCTGTAATCGTAGTTTCATAATTAGATAAATTTTCGTTTAGTAATTTATCAAACCATTCATTTACTTTTACTAAATCATCTACAGTCCCATTTACTATTTTAGAATATTTTTTAGCTGCTTGACCGAAATCTAAATATTTTGCATCAAAGCCTCCTTTAAATCTGTATTTTTGAATTTTATCTAATAGAGACAAAATATAATTATAAGATTTAGAGATATCTAAATCCTTATTATCAAAGGCAGACAAAAGTTCCTCTTTCAAACTAGTAGATATTTCATTATTATCTTTTAAAAAAAGGACTAATTGATTCCTAAGACTTTTATACGAATCCTCCAATTTTCTTAGAGAAGATTGTTGCTCAGAATAAGATTCTACATAATCATCTAAAGATTCTTTAAATCCTGCCCCAAATAAAGGCTCCAATTGTTGCATTTGATAGTTGAGTAATCTTGTTTTCTCTAATTCATCATTATAACCTTTTTGGACTTTTCTCAACTCTTCAATTCCATTTTTTTGATTAATAATAGAATTATATATTTCAGGATATTGTGTTTTAAGTTCATTTAATATTTTCTGCTCTTCTTTTTTAGATTTATTTAATTTAATTTGAGTTGAATTATATTCATCAGAACTTTTATCCAATTTGCCTAATTCTTCATTTAGATCTTTTTGGGTATTTAAATTTTCTTCATATGACTTAACTAAATCATTTAATGTTTCTTTTTGAGTGCTTAATGAAATATTTAATACATCATAATCCTCTTTTGTTTTTTGTACCTGTTTATAATTATCATAAAAAGCATATGCGGCTCCGGCTACTGCAGTAGCTATTGCGATCAATGGATTAGCCTTTGCAATTTTTAACAATGATCCTAATGAAGATACAACCTTGCCCATAGCTCCAACCAATCCTCTTTGAGCAATAGTAGCTTCAATAGAAGATGCAGCAAAGCCTTTATTTGCTGCTGTAGCTATCGCAACTTTTGCAGCATATAATACAAATCCTATGGATGCTGCATTTAATACATTGGCAAAAAATCTCCAATTAGCGACGATGTCATTGATTATTTCTATAAATCCTTTTAGAACGCCATCGTTAGCTTTACCAAAATCATTGAACATTACATCAAAGTTATCCTTTAAATTGGAAATCATACCGGAAAGAGTTTCTGCTTGTATTTCCTGCATGTTATAGAAGATTCCTCCGGCAGATGTTATTCGTTGAAATACCTTCTCTACATCTCCAAAAGAAACCATTCTTTTAGTAATCATTCCTTGCACCTCTGCTACTGACACCATACGACCTTCAAGTTCTGTATAGATATCAGCTAGCTCTCCAAGAATATTAACTCCGGCTTCAGTAAATTGACGTACTTCACTAGCTCTCAAGTAATTAGCAGCTTTTACCTGTCCATAAGCAAGTATAAGACGTCCCATGTCAACACCAAGTCCGGCTGATACATCAGCAAGCATTTTTGTCGTATCATAGAGCTTATCAGATTCAATACGATAAGCAGCTAACTGCTTGGTGTAGGTGACTAATTCCTTTACTTGGAATGGAGATTTAACAGCTAATGCTACAGTTTTTTCAAATAATGCATTAGCCTCATCTTTATTTTGAAGAATTGCCTGTAAAGCTCTTTGTTGTAACTCAAACTCTCCACGAACTTCAATTAGTTTTTCAACATATCCCGTAATAGCAGAAACACTGAATAATAATGCAACTTTACGTGTAAGCTGATCTGTTGTATTAAGAACACTGGATTGTTCCTTTTTCAGCTTATTCATACTGTTTGCAGCATCAACATTTGCTTTTTTTAATCGGTCTGTTTCAGAAGCTATTTTGGATAATTCCACAGTATAATCTTTCCCTGTACGAGTAAGAGAACGTTGTGCATTTGCCAATGCTTCAATTTTTCTTGCTCTTTGAACAATGGTTACTTCGCTTCTATTTAGTGCTCGTGCATATTCTTCTTCTGCTTTTGCAGCAGCTTGGCTAGCCTTATTATTAATAGAATCATCTCGTTTTTTCTGCGCAATAGCGGCTTTATCTAATGCAGGAAAAACCTTATTGGCAGCTATAGCTAATTGATCTTCAGCCTTAACTTGTCTTTGAATTGCTGATTGCCCATCTCTAAACGAACGATTCAATTGTTCCATTTCTGCCTTTTGTTTTTGGGCAGCAAGAGATGTTCCATTTATATTATCAAGATAATTTTTCCAATATATTTCATTTTGTTTTAATTCTGCCCGTTGAAGTTCTAATACTCTTATCTGAGCTTCAATTTCCGGAATTACCGTATTAGCAGTGTTCCCTAAAGTTAATGTATCTTTAGGAATAACTCCACTAATTTTAGCAGCAGCTAATTTCTGAGAAGCAGTTGTGGCATCTTCTAGATACTTCTTCATTGTATCTAGTTTCTTATTGACATTATCGATTGGCGAATCTGCTACTTTATCTAATTGAGTAGATACCTTTGCTATATTATTAGCTAACCTCTCGTAATTGTTGCTTGACTCTTTAGGAATAATATTCTGCATCCCTGCTTTTGCTTGTTTTAATCTTTCGATAAATGGATCAACTCCACTTGCCATTTGAGCAAAAGCCTCTTTAACAGCTTTCTGAGTTTTCTCACTTGTCTCAGCAATCTGTTCTATCTTTTCGTCTGCCGTATTGAGTTTCTTTAAAACTTCTTCCGGTATTTCTAATATATATCCGTCTGCCATTTTTCTTCTTATTGAGGTAATACAGGTATTCCAAAGTCATTAAACAGTTGCATTGGATTGTCAATATGCACTGCATTTCTTCTTTTTTTCTCTTCTTCTGATAGATAAATGATGTGGGTTGAATCATATTTAGCTAGCAGAATTTGTGGTACTGTCAATTCCCACATATATTGTTGAACCGTTACAGATGGAAATGTTTTTAAGAAGTCAAACATTTCACCATAAGATGTTCTAGCTATTATTATTTCTGTTCGGTCGTCTTCATTTTTCTCTCCAAGACTATCATCCTGAACGTCTGTATCGAGTTGATAATCGAAAAAAAAACATCCACATTTATCAGATTTAAAACTTCAAACAGAAGTTGCCCCCAATCTCTAGATTCACATTCCCACAGTAAGACATCTATAAATCTCTCTAGATTTTCTTCAATTGCCTTTTTATCATTGAGAATAGCTAATGCAAGAATTTTACATACAACAGGAAACTCTTGCGATAATCCTTGCAATATATCTCCAAAAGTAGCTTTTTCTATCTTATTAATTTTAGTGGCTTCTTCCGCTATCTTCCATTGCGTTCCCGGTTTTAAAGCAGTTATTTCAAACTCTGTATTTTGCAATTTTACTAAAGTCGGGCTATTCGTCATGATTTTGACAAGTCGCTCCATTGCTTCATCTGATACAGGATCTCTAAATGTTTTTCTTTTTATCTCTTCCATAACTTATTATTAAAAAAGGGAAGGAGTCTAACTCTCCCTCCCTTTTTATTTTACAATACTGTTCCTGTTTTAACTTTTTTACTAGAACTAGAATCTCCGTTTATACTTCTTAGGGAATTAGTCGGAGAAGCTGATTCCCTTACGCTCCCCCCTGTGCCGTAGTTTCAACATAGAACGGAGTCATGTCAGAACCTGTTCCAACTTTTCCTGCGTAACAAGTACCACTGATTTCACCCTGCACGATACCTGTTTTCAAAGTAGAAGCAGTAATTTTAGGACTAAGCCTTACACGTGGGCAAACCAGTGCGCCAAGTGTACCAAATACTACACGTACTTTTGCCCATTTAGGAGAATAAGTATTAGGTGCACAATATGCATCTTTTCCTCCAACGGTCACTTTCTTAAATCCGAAAAGTCCAGTCAAGATGTCATCCTGAATATCACCACTGGTTGTAGCAAAGGTATACCGTCCCAAAACTACGTTTTCGAACAGAGGCTCATCCGATACTTCATTGTCTGTCGCATTGATAGTATTATCATCTTGCGTGATAGATGTACTATCAGCTACAATTTTAGTCAAGTCATAAACTTCACTACCGGGAGTCAATCCTTCACTGTCGGTAAAAGGAGTAATTTCTACTTTTGTTACTCCACCCAATATGATGGGTTTTGTTAAATCTATAGCCATATTAATAAGTTATTTAATTAAATAATTGTTGTATGTATTCTCACTATGTTAACATGCATATTTTTAGTTGAATCATAATCGGTACGAGTTTCTTCACGAAACAGGCGATAATGCAAATTAGTTTCTTGTTGCTCTTGAATTATTTCATCCAATCTGTTTTCCATTCTTGACATCACGGCAACATTCTTCTTCCCATTAGCCATTGGTTTTGCATACAGCCAAATCTCAACATATCCTTCATTTACGGCTCCCTTATTTTTTATTCCATTATCACATGAAATAACCGCCATATCTTTCCAGTCATCCGGTCTGTTAGGCGGAAGGGTAGAAGGATATACATTTTCTGAAATATCTCCATCTAAGATAGAGTTATAAAATGTTTCTATTGATGATATAGTAGTGTATGCTGAACTCATATTATAACGGGCTTACTTCGTCACGTTGAATTTTTAAAATTTTCACGTTATCACTAATTTTTCTTGCTAACTCTTTCAAGTCATCGCCTACCGTAAATATAACTTTATATTTATGTCTTAACGGATCTTGTCCGGCTTCCAATATTCCTCCATAAAACATGGTTACTACAACTATTAATTGCATCCCATTGCTTTGAGGTCTAAAGGTTCCCAAAAATTCTTCTACAGATCTTCTACCAGTTATATATTCATGCTGATATGGATCATATTTGGCTGTAGTAGCCATTTTAGTAAAAAACCTTTTTGTACCCGGATATAATTCTCTTTTATAAAAAACAGCGCTTCCGTAACTATCATGGAGATTCTGAGTTTTAGTTTTATCATAATCAGCTTGTATATAAGCACTTTCGATCAGCCTTTGACCATCGTCTGCTAATTTCATAGCTAATTTATTTATAAAACTATACTGAGCCATTTAAATTACTTGATGTATTATCTGTTAAATATACAGCACAACCTGAAAGTTGTGTTGGAAAAAGTCCAATAACCATTCCATCTACACGCATTCCATACATATTCCCTCTGAATAAGACACCTCTTGTGATTTTGATTCCTACAGATTTATCAAAAGGGAAATAAACATTGAAAGATGCTTTAATGCTATTACCTGAATCACTTTTCTGTGCCTCCTGAATATCGCATTTAGTCTTTAGCAATATTAAATCTTCTTCCTTCTGTTGGTCTAATGGTTTGCTTTCATCTATCCAAGTAGTATAGAATTCTCCATCATAAGGATATTCTTCTGTTTCGTGCCTGTCTATGATCATCAGTCGTATTCGTTAATCCATGAAACTCCTCCGCTTGAGACAAGCTCTAACTTGTCGTCATCATACTTCTTATATAATCCAATCATGAGATTATAAATATCTGTTTTCGTATCATATCTTTGACTCCCAATCGTTTTCGTGTATGCTCCGTGTTGGTTCGTCTGACTTGCTGTATAGTTAGGAGATGTATATATAACAAATAATAAATCAGCCAATAACAGGTCTTTCTGCTTTTGAGTTAATGATTTAAAATCAGTAATATCACTTACATCTCTCTCCATTGCGATACGGGTTAGAACCGCCTTGTCAAAGACAAAGGCGGTCAAACCTTCTAGATATGTTATAATGTCAAATTGAGCCATATTAAGAATCTGCTACGGTTGTATCAACAATGACATGATATAAGAATTCGGTCAATGCAGGAGTAGCACTCATCATCAAACGAGTTTCCCATGATTTATATTGACCATCAGCCATCGTAAAATTAGCCAAACGTGAGAATCCATCAATGTTTGCAAATACGGAGTCAATTACTTTATTTCCATATTTATTTGCTAACTTTTCGTCAAGAATAGAAGTATGCATGATCAATCCGGCATCTCCTGCGGGGCGCAATACAGCTACTTTCTCGTCCCAACCATGTACCATCTCATCACCTGCCCAATTTGAGTTTTTCTCTTTTTCTACTACAATTTCGATAGGAGAAAGACCGTCATATGCTTTTACGGCAGCATTAAACATATCATCAAGAATAATAGCGATATCCGGAGCCGCAACAGGACTATTAGTGTTTAAGTTGCGTAAATATCCTACCCATTCCTTGACTTGTGTATTTTTCAAAAATACGTCCTGATACATTTTCTTTGTAATCTGCCATTTCATAGCACCAGTGTATCCTGTTCTATCACGGAATTTTTTCTCTATAATAACCATTTGATCAAACAACTTGGCATCCGGGGCAGTCCAAACTTTAGCTCCTGCTTTTTCAAAGTTTTCTTTGGGGATTTCAGCCTTCTGTTGAGGCCCGGTAATACCCATTCCTGCGGTATAGACAATTTTACCTGTAGAAATTAATTGTGCAGAAAGATGGTTCAATGTTTGATCTTTCTGATCAATCAAGAACTGAACATCCTTTGTCCACTCACGTATAATATCAGCATCACTTCCAAATTCTGCAAATTTATCTTCTTTATACTGACGCTCCATAGCGGTTTCAGCAATAGCTCTTGAAATAAAATCAGGAATACTTCCAGTATAGAAAGAAAGACCTTGTTTATTAAACGGATGAGCATCACCAAGAGGAGCACGCCAGTCCATCAAAGGAGCACTCGTTGTTTGTCTCTGATTAACCTTATATGTCGCAGTCCCATCTGATGCAGTAGGAGTTGCGTTCGGGTTTACAGAGAACTGACTTCTCCACCAATTATAGTTAATGTCGATCAATCCCGAATCATCAATGACTGATTGCAAAAGTTGACGACCATCTCCACTTCTAAAAAGAGCAGCATAACGACTGCTATCAAAATCAAATCTCATAGTTTCTCCTTTCTTTAGATTTCAAACCAACCGTCAACATTTGACTTATTTAATTTTTTAACGACTTCCGGAGTAGGTGACATTAATATTTCGTACATCAATGCATGAAGAGTTGGAGTAAGATAATATCTTGCACCATCAAAATCTTCATCATTTTCAGCCGGAGCATATTTAAAGTCATAGTCGCACGGCAACACTGCATTCGGATTCTGTACTAGCATTTTAGCATCTGCGCCATCTTTATCTCCTTCAACGAGGATATCTCCTGCTGTCAAAGATCCGATAGCTGCGCTAAAAGTAAGTTTCCAAACGTCTGCATTACTGTTAGTCGTTTTCTCTACAGCAACAACAATGTGAGCCGTTCCTGCAGTAGCAAATTCAGCCGGAGCTTTCATCAAAACATCACCAATTGAAGGCTGATGTCTGAATCCATCTCTTTTAATAAAAACAGTAGTTGCTGACGAAGCAGCCTGTACTTCAAATGTTTTTAGCAAAATAATTTCTGCCTGCTCATGTTTATTGGCTTTTCCGTTACCATTCCATCGATATTCCACCAAATCTCCTGCGTACATTTTACCCATTCTTTTAAATGGATTTTTTACAAGTCCACCTGTAGTTGGGAATACCTGATGATTTTTGATATCTACGATAGGAACAAAGACTTCTCTCGTCCCACCGATCTGACCTCGCATTTGGTTCGTAACTCTACCATAGTAGACCGCACCATAGGTATTTAAAAGATCGTTTTCCATCTTATTCTTTTTGGGGTTTTAAATCATTCCACATATCTTTCATCTCAGTAGACTTTGTCGAAGGACTAAGAGGAGTAACAACATCAGGAATTTCAGCACGATTCAAATTGTAAAACTCTAGTGCAGATTTTGCTTTTTCTTGCACATCAAGATCTTCCGTAATGCTCGTTTCAGCTAAATACTTATTAACCCATTTATCATCTTTGATGCCTTTTTCTTTCATCGCTGACTTTAAACTGTTTTTAATACTAGCTAATTGCTTTTCCTTTTTATCCGCTAACACCTGTTTTTCAAGTTCTGCAAGTTTGTTTTGCATTTCGATATAGGCTTCATCTGTTTTTGCATCTGCGCCTTTACCTTTTCCCTTGTCATCCTGCGGCTTATAAGCTTTGACGAATTCTGCATAATCATGCTCCATGTTTGAATTTGTCTCCTGAAAAGCAGGGAACACCTTCGACACAAAATCATCTAATTCAGATTCATCATTTGTCAATAATGGAATTAGGGCTTCTAATTGCTTATTGATTGTTCTTTCTGACATGCGTAGGGTTTTCCCACCTTGTGTCAATTTCCCTTTGAGGTTTTCAAAGGCTTGTTGTTGAGTAAACTTCATAAGTCTATTAAGATTGAATTAATAATCGCATACAAAATAAAAGCATTATTCTATTGAAAAAGAGTGAAGAGTATAACAAAACATTCACTGGTGAACGTTTTTATTCCGAGGCTAAATATTCATAGAATATATAATACTATTTTTGCATGTAAATATTGCACCTCATGTCAGAAAACAGCGAAAATAAACTCAAAATAATACGTCCGCAAAAAGGCTTCCAAGAAAAATTCGTTCGAAGTAACGTAGATTTTGTTGTAGGTGGAGCCGCTATGGGGGTTGGCAAATCTTTCGCTGCATTACTGATGGCGGCAGAACCTTCTCTTGACCCTAATTTTCGTATGGTTTTTATTCGTAAGAATATACAAGATACAAAAGTAGGTGGTGGTGGTGTTGATGAGATTGAAAAGATTTATGGAGATGCTGTAAAGGTCAAACGGTCGGAAAATCCTCGTGCTACATTTAAGAATGGAGCTTTTGTCGATTTTACTCACATGGATAATGAAAATCCCGAAGACGTTCTAGAACGTGTAAAAGGATGGCAATATGGGGTTATTTATTTTGATGAAGGAACAGGATTTGAATGGAGTACAATTCGATTGGCTTTTTCTCGTAATCGTAGTTCCGGTAAATGGAATGGCAAGATCAGAATTACCTGTAATCCTAAAAAGAATCATTGGCTTAGAATTTGGCTTGATTGGTATATTGATCCTATAACTGGTTATCCAATTCCGGAAAGAGATGGAGTTGTTAGATACTTTTATATTAAAGGAGACAATATCAAAGATGTAGCATTTGGAGATACTCCGGAAGAAGTTTACGAACAATGCAAACATCAAATTGATGGGCATCTTAAAAAATTGAATGCTAGAGGAGGAAAGTTTACTTATAAGGATTTCATTAAGACTACTACTTTCTATGGCGGTTCACTGGACATGAACGAGGAACTGCTTAAGACTAATCCGGGATATGTGGCTAGCGTTGCTGCAATGGGCGAAAAACAAGCATTAGCCAATCTTGCAGGAAACTGGAATGTAGATATTTTAGATGAATCTGAATCACCTATTCCAAGTTGGGCTGCACGTGAATGCTTAATGGCTGATCCACAAGTGAACGGAAATAAATGGATTACAGCAGACTTAGCTGATTATGGCACTGATAATTTTATTGCGTTAGTATGGGATGGATTGCACATATATGATATGTTAGTATTAGGAAAGACTACTCCCGCCCAAAATGCTAATCAATTGAAATTGCTCGCAGCTAAACATGACATACCGGATTCTCATATTGTATTTGACGGTACAAACGGAAGATACATATTAGATTATATACCCGATGCAATTCCTTTCATCTCATCTTATCCTCCTGTTGGATTATATGCGAGAGCAGCAGCTAATAGAAAGGATGAAGCATATCTCAGATTAAAATTTCTTATCACTGAACGGAAAATATCATTTTCTGATGATGTAGCCAATCGTAAATATTATCACGCAAAATTGAAAACGGAAGTCTTGATAGAAACTGAATTTATCGAAGAATGTTCCGTTGTTCGTTTTCAAGAACAGCCGGGCGGCAAAAAAAGATTGGCGACTAAAAAAGAAATGAATCAGATGCTTGGTAAAGGAAGATCAATGGATTTACTTGATGCTATAGCAATGAGAATGTTCCCGTTAGCTGAATATCAATATGGGACAGAACTTGAAAAAACGGCAATAGATCAGCGAGATGAAATTGAATGTGATTCAAATGAGAGTGTTTATGAAGATTCTTTTTGGGCTTAAAATATAAATCATGGAAGCAAAGGATTTAAAAAAAATAATAGAGGATTGCGCTAAGATGAAGTACGAAATAACTGTTAGAGATATTTCGTATATCGTTTTATTTAATGAATATAACAGTTCTACAATTGCCTATAAATCCATTTTTGGGGACGGAGAAGAAGATGTGATTTCAAAATATCATAAGTCAAAAACAATAAAGTTTCTCAAAACATATATTGATGCTAATTTTAAAAATAAGAAGCAAACCAAAAATGTAGATGAAGAAGACATTCAGGCTGAATATGAAGATATCACATTTGAAGAAAACAAAGAAGCTATGGTACGTCTATTGGCAAAAATACCGGAAGCTATCAAAAATGGAATGTCTATAAAAGATGCATTAAAATTAGAAGCGGATGTTCGTACTAGACTTAACGACAAATTCTCTGTTGCTGAAAAAGTAGAACAGCAATATATAATTGTAGAACAAAAATATAATGATATTTGCCCATATTGTCGGCATGAAATTGCCGTCCCAACTAAAGAGGTTTTAATGCAGAAGTATAATTTAATTGAAAATCCAAACAAGAATGCCTGATTATAAAGAACAAATAAAGCAACTTCTTTCAGAACCGGAAAGATTATTAAGAAAGAAGCCTTTTTTTAGAGGATATGACATGAATTCATGTGCTCGTTTATATCCAACTAAAGTTGATATAAATGAGACCGTTAAAGTTGAACTTCCGGCTATAAAGAAAAGAGTGATTCATCAAAGCGAGTTTCTAAAAGAACTAGAGCCACTAAATCACCGTGTTCTATACGATCAAAATGTGCCTTCTATTACTATGAAGCTAGACAAAGAACAAGGTGGAGGATTTGTCGAGATCAAATATCAGAAGATGGCTGTCCCATTCCAAAAAAATATAAAAGACAAACAGGTACAGCATCTGTGTGGGAATAAAATGGAATTTACAATAGTTGACGAAAACCCGACAGATCAACAACAACAGGATTTTATTACATTTAAACAATATTGGGATCTGAGGAACCAAGATGGAATGAAAAGAAAGTTAGCAGATGCACAATTATCTGTTGGAGATGCCGGATTGTTATACTACTTTGACCAAGACAAACAAATCAAATCTAGGCTTATATCTTACATGGATGGTTTTGTTTTGATTCCACATAATGATGAAAATGGGGATCGCATCATGGAGGCTGTTTATTATCCCAAAGATGATGTTGAGTATATTGATTGTTATGATAAAGAAAACTTATATCGTTTTATCCGTGATGATTATGCTGTAGATACTAATAAATATGGATGGAGATTAGTCGAGACTAAATCTCATGGATTCTCTGAAATTCCTCTTGTAACAAAAAGAGGCGATGTCGCATGGAATGACGGACAAAGCGTTATTGAATCTTACGAAATTTTATATAATATTTTTAATGTTATTCAAAAAAGACATGGATGGGGGATTCTGTATATTAAAGGTCGCTTTGATGAAACAGGGAAGAAAATTGCCGGATCTGTTATTCTTAATGACAAAACGGCAGGAACTGATGCTTCAGGTAATGATGCCAAGTTCTTGACACCTCCTTCTCCGCAGGGAACGATTGACACATTACAGTTGATGGAAGAAACAATACAGAAAGCTACAAGTACAACTTTCTTGCTTCCTAAAGATGTTAAAATGACTGGAGATATTTCCGGCATTGCTATTATGCTTACTCAATCAATGGACATTGAAAAGGGGTTGGAACATGCTGCTGAATATCAGAATGTTGCAGATAAAATGTGCCGTTTGTTTAAAGAGGGATTGGCTAAAGAACTTGTGTATAAAAAGATTCAGCCCACTGCAATTACTGATTTTGAAAATCTAAAAATTAATGCTAAATTTGTGGTTTGGAGACCTCAGTCTGAAACTGATTTAGTACAGAGATTGGCTACTGGAATTAGTAATGGTATGATATCTAAGGACACAGCTATAGAAAAGAATCCTGATTCTAAACCAGATGAAAAAGCAAGATTGGAAAAGCAAAAAGAAAAAGAGATTGCAGATCAAGAACGGCAATTAGAAATAACATCAAAATATAGTAACAAAAAATAATGATAAGGAGGAATAATTATGTATCAGAACATTATAACAAAAGTAACAGAAATAAAAGAAGCGACTTTAGTAGATGATATTCATCCATTTTACGTATTTTTATTTTCCAAAGAAGGGGAATCTAATACTGCAATTGTAAATGGGTTGCCTACATATCAGAAAGAAATGACTGATCTTCCACTTACGTCAATGATGTGGAATCCTATCGCTTTAATTAAAATCAATGTAACAAGTGAGCTTCTAACTGATTATAGAATCTTTATTGGTTATATCGAATGAGTGGAGGAGCTAAAGGAATAGGGCTAGGTATTGACTTCGCTATAGGAAATCAATACAAGCGTAAAGGTGGTAAATCATATATTGATCCGGCTGTCCTATCTAGCGTTGTTTCAGTAATTTCCACCTATGGTAAGACGAATGAAGATGCAGACCGAAGTATTCTAAAAGATAAGACCGGGAAAGGTAATGATTTTAAATTGCTGAACTTCGGATTTGCGGGGAATAGTGGGTATGGGCTGTATAGTACTGATTTTACTAAATGGACTAAGAGACAAATAAATGATTTAGAAGTATCTCCAAATAAAATATCAGTAAGCAATAAAGATAGTGAAACAGCATTAGTAATATGGTTGGATGTAAACAAGAATAGATATGTGATTCCATCTTATAAAATAAAAGTTAGTAAATTAACAAAAACTATAACTTATTATTACATAGACGAAGCAAATCCAAGTATTAGAAGTACTTTTTCTATTAATAAAGAAGGAACATACATACTACCTATTTCACGAAACGATTTATATAATGGGGAAGAAAATACTAATATAGGTTTTGGAATATTCCCTCATGAATCTTTCACTATCGAGCAACTCCCCGACTTCGAAGGCTGGCTATGTACAGACGGAGTAGACGACATAATCGAGTCCGTCAAGCCCGTGTCTGAGATGTTGGAGGGTAGCAATGAGATTACGGTGGTGAGTATTATTCATCAGATATCCTTACGTGGCATCTCAGATATTCCATTAACTAATTATATCAGAGAATCTAATATTGGATATGTAAGAAATGAGCTTAGAGTTTCTCTTAATAAAACAGGAATATACGGTTATACATGCTTTAATATTCAAAGTCCTATTTCTAGCAATTCCTCAGTAATAAACAATATATTAGGAGATAAAGAAGATTATAGATTAGGTACGTATGGGAAGATATCAAACGCAAAGCTTAGTGTGCAAGGATTTATAGATAGTAGTGGTGCAATTATAGATACATCTCAAGTCGCCTACGCAGGTGGCTTTATCGCCAACAAAGTCCTAACCACCGACGAAATCAATCAGATCATCGCCTACTTCAACCTTGATCGTCCCGGACAGATCATCAAGCCTCAGTTGTACTACAACATCAAGAAGCAGGGTATCACTAATGATAATCACGCAGAGTTTAACGATCAGTTGATTGACTTTGTAGGTGGTCACAATATACAATTGAATAATATCGGTTGGGAAGGAGAAAGTGGGATTGGGAGTTATCCGGTAGTATTGGGTATAAATAAGACATTTAGATTTGGTACTCAGTGGGAGGTTAGCAACAGTGGAGCAAAAATGTCTTGTGTTGATATTGTTGATATAAGTTTATACAGTTTATACTATAATGTTAACAAGCCAGAAGGCGGGGTAATCACAACAGAAATTCCGAGCTTTACTATTAAAGTTTCTGGAATTACCGATGGCAGTTTCGGATACCTGAGATATGGATATTTAGCAGCTCCCGATGCAGTTGCTATAACAGAGTTTCGTATGACTGCTGACGGTACTTATACTTTGCCGAAATGCTACGGAGGTTCTGAGGCATTAGATAAAAGTAAAAGTTGTTATGTCGGATTTTCGGTTGAGAAAACCAATGTGCCCGGAAGTTTAATTATCGAAGTCCTCCCCACCATCGAGAATGCTCTCTGCCTAGACGGAATTAACGACTTCGGCAAGGCTACCGGATTGCCTATTTTGAAGGACTATACTATTTGTGCTCTTCGTAAATGGTTATATGGTGATTCTGTAACAAGTACTGAAACTGGCTCTATTGTTTCTAAATCTAAAGTTGGTAATGACGGTGCTTTTATTTTAGAGCAGACGTTTAATCGAAATCCTTCTCGCTCTAGCACCTTTTCTTTTGGCACAATTAACTCGTTGATGAGTAACGATAAGTTGAACGAAGAATCATTTACTTATCAAACTAAATATAGTTATAATGGGGAGGCTATAGTATCCGGTTCCGGTGTTGATAGTGACTCCATGTGGCTAGGAACGATTAGAGACGGTGATTCTCGTTTCTCTAAATTCGCATTATGGTCTCTCATGCGATTCCCCTACAGCCTCTCCGAATTCTTGCTAGAGAGACAATTGAGAAAGTACAAGGCAGGCACTCTTTATCCAGACATGGTTGAGTTTAGACCGATTGTAAAGAGTAACATCCCTTACTCTTCAATCTCCTACTCAGTTAATCCGGGAGTGTATGTAACCGAGGGTAGCACAGTAACTATCACTATAACATTGTCAAATGCTTCTGATAAACTGGTCGGTGTATCATCTAACGCCATCAGCGACATATCCATCTCAGGAGACAATGGAACCTATGAGATAACAGGTAACGTCACCAAATCTCCTCAGAAGATCAGCATAGTTATCTCCAGCTACTTGACAATGTTAAGCAACTCAACTTTAATTTCAAATGAAACATTAATTAAAAATAAATAAATAATTATGGAAATAATCAAAGACATAGCAGCTACGCAAGAAGTTGAATGGGGCACTCTAGCAGATGCAATTGATAGGAATTTCAATGAAGCATCTACAGGAATTCAAACAGTTGCTCAGAAGGTGGATCTTCTTGACATGGCTTCTCCAAACTATTGTGTGGGAGAATGGCAAAATGGAGAATTAAGTCCTACATCAGTTAATACGATTGGTGATACAAGTATACTTGACAAATGGGATTTCTATCTAATAGATACTACAGACAATACAGGTGAGACTAATCATCCTGTAGGAAAATTGAAAAGAAACAATCTTCTTCGATTTGTAGACGGTAGTTTTGCTCCTGTTATTGGAATCACAGAAGCTATGAGAGCCGAATGTGATGTTGAACTGTATTTAGATAATACCCAAACAAATAAATACTGTGATGCAGGGGCATTTGATGCAGAAGCATTCTATAATCAATATGGGATGACGCAGAAACTCTACAATGCGGCAGGTGAAGAAGTTCGTATTTTACGACCTTATGAGACCACTGAAACTAAATATACAATAGGTTTAGGAAGAGCAGATAAGATTTATCTATTAGATAACGTTGTCGGAAAAAGTGGGAAAAGATGGAAAGGGATATTTGCAAGTCCGACAACATGGGATGGAATAGATACAACTCTTTGGGGGCTTGATCCGACTGCCATATCTCCTTGTCCTGTATGCACTATTGGCAATAAGACACGTTCTTTCTTTTATGTATATGAAGGTGAATCTAATTGTAAATCTTCAAATGGTATAAATAATCGTTGTACGATGTTTAGTAACGGAAGAACATATCCAAGAGTTAATGATATGAATCAAGTCAACGACATGACGTGGAGTCGTGCAAATAATGCAGATCCCGATGCACCTTATCCTTTTGCAGAAGGAGGATATCATGCGTTGAATACTTTCATCAATTGTTTGGAAATTCGTTATGGAACTAAATATCTACACAAGGAATCATTATTTTCCGGTGGTATTTGTTCTAATGATTCTGTAAGCGAAGCAGGATGGACAAAGACGGGAGGCATTCGTTACAAAAAGACGGCAGATAGCACATGGAAATACGCTAATTGGAATACGACTCCATCGGATATGTTCTATAATGCTAGTGGGGGTAAGACTAATATGAATGAATTCCTAAGTAATTATTGTCCTAAAGAACAATGTATGGAGAGTCAAATGGCAGCATCGTTTGCCGTTGAGACTGGAGTGCAGGAAGGTGAAGAATTTGAATTCTATGGAGCTACCTATTATTACCGCAATATAGTGGATACAAAAGGATTAGCTGATGGAGAAATGAATGTAAAGGTATATAAGAAGATGTCTCAAACATTTAATGCATATGACGAGTTAGGTGCAGAAACATCTTTTGATGTAGAAGTAATCTTGCGTATGGCTTTATATGCAGGTGCTAATTTATCCGGTGATGTATTTGCTTACTGCGGAGGAGGATATGAACAGGTTGGAACATGTGTGAATGCTGCTTCAGCGTCTGTTAACAATCCAGTTGATATTTATTTGGAACCGGATCAAAAAAAATGGTTGAAAGAAACAAATGTAACTAAAACCAATCTTGGTACTTTTGATTTTGAAAAATCCTATATGAAATTAGGCAGTAATACAAACTTGGGAGATAGTTACGCAAAAGAGCGAGAAAATTATGCTGCATGGAACACTGCAAAAGGCGGTAGTCTGTCAACTGGAGAATGTTATTATGCTTGGGATAACAATTATTGGAGTAGTACAGCTATGCAGCGTGTTAGAATTGCGGCTCGGTTTCGTGGTAATGCTCATACTGCTTCTTGCTCGCCTCGTTCTTTGTATGCGAATTACGCTGCTTCTCATACGGCTCGTACCCATGCCGGGTTTGCCCAAGTTAGGATATCAGTAAACGCAGTTCCGATGCAATCGGAATAAAGGGGATGCAATCCCTGCAAATCCTATAGACATCTGATAAGTTATGCAATGGGACATAACCTCTAAAACAGATTGGATAGGTTGAAATAATGGATAAAGAGTTTTGCGGCTCGGTTTCGTGGTAATGCTAATAATGCTTATTGCTCGCCTCGTAATTTGAATGCGAATAACGCTGCTTCTAATACGAATCGTAACAATGCCGGGTTTGCCCAAGAAGGTTCTTTTATTATCGTCAAACTCTTTATTCGTGTCTTGGAACGACAAATTATTATAAGACAATGTACTTGTGGATACATTTTGTATTTGAGAAGTACGGTAGTGGAAATAAACATTACCTTTTATGCCCAACTTGCTATAAAAATGAAAAATAGAATAGTTGACATATTTGATAATATTACAGAAAAGGATGTAAATCTTGCGATTGATCGTGCTATTCATAAACATATGAATAAAAGAGAAGTCATATCCTTTTTAGACAACAGACCGTCTAATTGCAAACAATTATATTCCGCATTAAAAGATGGATCATACATTAATATATTATCATATAAATATTTAGAAAAGACAAATAAAAATGGTAAAGACAGGGACATCAGTAGTCCAACATTAGAAACTAGGATATACCAACATTTACTATTAAATTTGTTAGAACCTACATATTATCAGAAAGACAATAATTATGGTTTAAATTGCAAAAAGAAATCCGGTATAACTGCAACTGATAAAAAAAGATCTGTTGTACATAAGATGAAAAATATCTTTTATGATCGATTGGATTTAAGTTATTGTTTAGTGATAGATCAAAGGAAGTGCTACGAACATATTAAGGAGAAATATTTCAGGAAAGCTATAAAGAAAATAGTTGCTGATAAAAAACTGATAGATTTTGCCGTAAATATATGTTTTGTAAATAATAAACTTCCGATTGGAACGCCAACTTCACCATTTGCTCATCATATCTTGATGTTATCTTTTGATTATTTTGCAAAGAGTTTAACAAAAGAATGTGTAAGATACGCTGATGATAACTTTTTAGCTTTTCATACTAAAGAGGAAGCTCAACAGGCTAAATGGAGAATCAAGAACTTTTGGTGGTATGAATTAGGGATGCGTGCTAAAAGACATACAGTTAAAATACAGCCATTATCTATTCCTTTAGATTTTTGTGGCTATAAGTATTATAGAAATAACAATTCAAAAACTTCTCATAATAAAGGATATACAAAAATTAGAAAAAGAGTAGCTGACGATGCCAAACGCTGCAATAATGATAGAAGTTGGGGATCTTACTTCGGATTATTAAAACATGCAGACACATGGTCATTAATGCGCAAAATAGAAAATAAAATGAGACTTACGGAACTTACTAACAAGATCAAGATTGATCGCAAAATGGATGCTAAGAATATCCTTCCTAAAGAATTACTAGGCGAGGTTATATCCATTTATGAATATGAGATTAGATATGATTCTAAAGGCAATGCCAATTGGATTAAATGTTTAATTGGTATGGATGAAAAGGATGAAGATGGAGAATCTACTGGGAGAACAATCGCAAGAGAATTTCATGGAAACTTTCAAGGGATCATACAATATATTATCTTGTGCGAAAAGGCTTTTGGAAAGAAATAATTATTACCTTTGGAAGATGTTGAGATTGAGAATCAATGTGGATACATATTCAAAGGAAGTACTAATCAATTAGAATATATAAGTAAAGATGAGAACAATTAATTATGTAGCTATTCCGGCTTTTGAATCGGAAGATATTAATAGAGATAAAACTGAATGGAAAAACGGTCAGTGTATTTCTATAGACGAAGGGAATTTTGTGACTTTATACATTGGTCATCATACTGAAGAAACGATAACTCTTGAGAATGGTTCTGAATATACTCCCATGAAAGCATTTCCTATTAGAGTCATGAAACCAGTAAACAGGGATATGGCTATTAACGCAGCAGAGATGGAAGCTTATTGCCTTAATTCTGCAATGGAAGTAGCTAGCTTTTCTGCTTCAATGGCTCGGAAACATCGTGAGAATCCAAAAGATCAGGAAGTAAAAGAGCATGATGCATTTATATCTTGGGTGAAAGAAGAATTAACAAAAATAGGATATTAACTTAAAAATTAACAATTATGAAATATATCGTATTTCCGGTAAAAAAATTAAATGAAGTACCACAGGAGATTCTTGATGAATTACATTTAGTTCCTCGCAAAAACAATAATGGGACTGAAGTAATAATGAAATTGAGTCATTATGAATTACTCTTTCCTGTTGCTGCATTACTTCCATTGACTGATGATGAGACTCCACTTGAGCCTGTGTATCCATATCCGGTATATGAAAATGAAGAATTATCAGCCTTATTGTCATCATCCGAATGGTCGGGAGAGGAGGTTATAGCTCCTGTTTTGGAAACTATATCACCTAAGACGTCTACGAGATCAACAAAGTCCAAGAAAACTACTGTATTATAAATTTATTTGTTATCTTTGTATACAATAACGAATAATATATTTCTGTATGGATTGGACAAACATATTAATGTTGATATTCGGTAGTGGTGGGGCTATTGCCGGAGTTTCGTCTTGGATTAAGACAAGACCGGAAAAGATATCTTATGAAATAAAGAATCTTCGGGAAGTTATAGATGAAGTGAAAGAAAATCGTGAAGAAGACAAAAAAGAGTATGAGAACAACAAACTAAAGTTGGAGAGAAGATTAGGGGAAATGGAAATTAGAAATTCAGTTTTAGAGAAATCGATTCAACAATGGTTTAAATGTCATCACTTACCGCAAAATGGAATTTGTCCAGTCGCAGATTTTATAGATAAATCAGAAGAACTCATAAAGAAAAGAGTTGATGAGATAAATGCAAAGAAACAATTATAAAACATGCCCGGCAGTCCAAAAGGAATCTACTGGGCACTACGTTTTATTTCATAAATTAAAAGTTCTCATTTGCAAATATAGATATATATATTCGAATATAACAAATAAAATGGTCGAAAAACTCTCAATATTTTCATTGGGACAGGACGGTAGCAAAACTCCTTTCCCTAACAATGGAGCACAAGCTGTAATAGCTGACTACCAATTTGTATCCGGGAGAATGGGTTCAATTAGCCTTTCGGCTACTTTAATGTATCCTCGTTGTCTTGATAATGAATGGGATGAGACACAGTTTGTTGAATTTAGGGGAGAAAAATATTATATCTTCACTACTCCTTCTTCTTCCAAATCCAATACCGATTTAAGATGGAAGCATGACCTTGTATTTACTTCAGAAAGGATTCAGCTTGACAATACATATTTTTATGATGCGGTATCACCTGATGCTGCCAATATAGATCAATACGTTAGTAATAGCACTAAGTTCACATTTTATGGTGATATAAATGAGTTTGCTAAACGTATGAACTATTCTTTAAAATATTCAGGTCTAAAATATTCCATTGTTGTAGATGAAGGAATTAGCTCAGAAGGTAAACTGATGACTTTTGAAGATAAGTTTTTCAGTGAAGTCTTACAGCTAGTTTTTGAAACATATGAATTACCATATTATTTTGCAGGCAGAGTAATACATATTGGATTTTCCAGTAATGCGATAACTCAGACATTTAAATATGGGCATGACAACCAACTCCTTTCAATCACTAAGACAAACGCTAATTATCGTATAATTAATAGATGTACGGGTGTTGGTAGTGATGAGAATATTCCATATTACTATCCGAATGATAATCCAAAAGGAGATATAGGCGTACAAGCTGATGCAAATAATACTGCAATTAAACAAGCGGACATTCGGATTTCTGACAAAGATTTGTTTGCAGAGAAGGTAAATATAAACGAGACTATAGAATATCGTGAAGGTGAAGCCGCAAATGCATATAGCTATAATTTGTGGTCTGACACTGGAATGCAGTATCAATATACTCTTAAGAATCAAGTAGAAATCCCACGTGTTGAAGTAATAAATACTGTTCCAAAAACAGGAGTATGGAAGGGGACTATCCGGATGCGATTAAAAATGTATCGTGAAGGAAAGATGAGAGTGGGAATTCAGCCATTAATGAGACGGGTTTGGAAGAATGCAAATCCCCCTACCAAAGATTGGCAACCCGAAGATCTTGAAATGAAATTTTCAGATGCGGAAAACAACAACCTGACTTATACAAAGTTAAATACATGGGATTATAGTTTAGGTGATCTTGCAATAGGAGAATATAATTTAGATTTTATATTTCAATTCCAAACCAATGAGTTTATAGACTATTATAAAGTCTATGCTGTCATTAAAGCAATCAGCATTGGATATGATGGCAAATATTGGTTTTTAAATAATGCGGTAGTATCTCTTCCTGCTATTGGTATTAGTATTACTAAAACTCCTGCTGTGGGAGATAAGTTTAAACAAATTGAATTAAAGACAGATTATATTCCATATGCTCAGAATCTGATGCCTCCTATCTATAGAGAGAGCAAGGGATTGCAGCACTTTTACAATGCTAAGAATAATACATATAAGATTCCCGGTACAAATGAATATTATACGTTTGAAAACGAATATACTGAAGGGAATCCTAAAGAAATAATTGTAAAATTTGAAAATATTAAACCTTCAATTAAGGGAGTTAGGAATGCTGCCGGACAATTGATTGGAGAGATTGCGGCTATTGCATTTGACGATGAGGATAATGACGAATTAGATAAAAAAACAAATGCATATCTACATCCATATTTCTATGTAAAATTAAGGAAGACAGATGGTACATATGGATTCAATCTATTCGAGCAAGGTATTTCAAGCGGTGAGATGACTCTTTCCATGACAAGTGGTAAATGTGCTGCTTGTAATTTCATAGTAGAAGTAAAAGAGGAAGGTGAAGGTGAAAAAGCAATATTTCAGAATCCAGTACAAGTTGATAGCAATGGAAATATTGTTCCCGGTAACGCTGCAGAGAAAATTAACAAAAAAAATATTCAGGAAAGACAGCAGAATACTAGGACAAATGAAGTTTGGTTAGCTTTAAAAAAAGATGATTCGACTTTCAATATAGTTATGCCTAATGAAACGAATAACTATAAGCCGAAAGCCGGAGACTCTTTTGTTATTCTAAATATTAAGCTACCACAAGCATATATATTAAGCGCAGAGAACGATCTGAAAGAAGAGATCATTCGATATATGGCTCAGAACAATAGCGAAAAATTTAATTTCTCAATAACATTTAGCCGTATATATTTAGAAAATCATCCGGATATTCTTGCTCAATTAAATGAGAATGCTCGTTTGCAAATTGAATATAATTCTCAAAAGTATGAATTATATGTATCTAATTATACATACAAAGTTTCCAATAATGAGATATTGCCGGAAATTACTGTTGAGCTTTCAGATACGATTACAATACGAAAGGGAACATTACAAAAATCTATTTCCGCAGTCCAACAAAGTCTATTAAGCACTATCGGTTCTATTGACTTTCTGAAAATGGGATTAAAATACTTTCTTCGTAAAGATGTGCCTGATACTGCATTAGAACATATTACATTTAATGATGGCATTCTTGTAAGAGGTAAAAATGCCATTATTGAAGAATCAGCCAATGTTATATATGAGGAAGACGGTAATGCTATCTATGAGGAATATTCAGAACCTATAATGCCTATAGCTGAGGCTAATACATTAGGATCTCTTGATAATGTAGATGCTATTGTTGATGGGACTGTAAACGATAAAGTTCTTCTTGTTAAGAATCCCGGAAGTACGCAGTGGACTCAGGAAAAAATGTCCATCAATGTGGATAGTATTATCTATATATCTACACAGACATTATTGGATAGTACTAGAACGACAGATTTAACTTTGAGCGCAGAAGATCATCAGGCAATTATCAAACTCTATGGAGATAAAAATGTATCCAAAAATACAGTTGTTTATAGAGGGAAAGAGAAACTAGGAAATCAGTATTTGGTAGCTCTTTCAATGTATGCCAATTTTTCTATCATTCCTGCATCTGAAGAAGGTGTCATGGATGTAGCTTATGTAAATCCGTCAGACGGTTTTCTTTATGCATTTAAAATTAAAACAAATGAAAATCGCAGTATTGCTACCGTTCCGGAAAAGAAATCAAGTGGAGGAGAAATTATCATTGATAGTGCTCTTTCTACAGAATCAGAAAATCCGGTAATGAATAAGATCATAACTCAATATATTAATGAGCTTATGGATGCTGTATTCCAAATAAGTATGACTTCTTTTAGTGGAGGAGGCACTTATGAAATCGGAAGCAGTACAAAACCTGTATTGAGTTGGGTTATTAAAAGAAAAGGAGAAGAGGTTAATCCTACCAATGCAACTGTGAACGGTAACAAGGAAGGTGTAGCGGCTAATTTTAAGTCTTATACATCTCCGGTTGAAATTACATCTAATAAATCATATACTGTAATAGCGTATTATAATTCTCAATCAGTGACTAGATCGGCATCATATTCATTTCTCAGTAAAAAGTATTTTGGAGTTTCTCCAAATACGACTTTGACAAATGATGAAATATTAGCATTAAGCGGATGGGCATGGGCTAATAGTAGAACTATGAGCGAGTCCCTATTTGATTGCACAGGGGGTCGTTATCCATATTATGTAATTCCTGCAAGCATTTATTCAGGACTTGAAGTATGGGTAGGTCAGTTTAGAAATACAGACATAGTTGTTACTGATCAAAATGTAGTCAATGCACAAGGTTATACGGTAGCTTACAAAGTTGTGAGATTAAATACTATACAGTACGGTAAATTATACATATCATTCAAATAAACAGTCATGGCAGATATACCCGGAACCAATGTCGCCTCCATGATAACTCCGTTTACAACGCAGGATATCATCGCTACACATAGTGAAACATATGGACAAGGAGGCTATAGAAGTGAGAAAACAGTTGCAGATATGAACGCAATTATTGCGTCCCGTAGAAAAGAAGGTATGATTGTTCATGTCTTAGATGAAGACAAGGATTATATCTTAAAGGACGGTAAATTTGTTGTGAAGACAAGTGAGGTCATTGTCGATTCAGCATTGAGCACTACTTCTCTTAATCCCGTTCAAAATAAAGTAATTACCAATGCTTTAGATTCCAAACAAAACTCTTTGGTTAGCGGAACTAGCATAAAGACCATTAATAGTGTATCTTTGTTAGGTTCCGGCAATATAAATATACCTGTTATAACAGTAGATAGTGCAACAAGTTCTACATCTACAAATCCTCTACAAAATAGGGTTATAACAGCTTCCATTACTGATATAAATACTAAATTAACGCCAATATCTACAGCATGGAACAAGAAAAATACAGCTAATGGTCTTCTTGTATTGGATACAGCAGGATTAGTTCCTAGCAGTAATCTTCCTTCCTATGTCGATGATGTATTGGATGTGTATGCTACATATGATCAATCAGCAACTGGAACTATATCAAATGTTAAATTATATACAGATTCATCTAAAACGATTGCAGTAGTTCCGGAAACAGGAAAGATATACATTGATGTTTCATCCGGCAAACCTCCATATCAATTCAGATGGTCAGGTACAGCATATGTTACATTGAATACCGGAGGACTTATTATTGGTACTATATCCGGTACAGCATTTGATGGTGGAAAAGGACAAGAATTATATTCTGAATATGCAGGAAGCCGAAAAACTATTTATCAAAGAGCATATTCCTTTTTCAATGCCATTACTCCTGCTTCAGATAAATTCATGCAAAATATATCAGCATCTTATACTGCCACTGCCGTATCACTGACTAAAGCATATAAGAACTTTGCAGGGACATCATCATCAGAATCATTAACTATAAATGCTGCTACTACAAGTAATGCAGGAGTAATGTCTGCGGCAGATAAAACTAAGTTAGATTCATATCAAGCCTCAACAGGAGCTACTCCGAATTCAATTGCCAAGAGAGATGAGAATGGAGACCTTACAATGCGGTATCCAATTACTAATGCCGGAGTAGATAATAGCTCATCTATTGATTATGTCGTATATATAAGCAATTCTGCTACAAAGTTTATGAGACATTGTTCATTGTCTCATTTTACCGATGTAATGCGATTGGTTACAACAACAAGTAGAGGATTAATGTCTCCGGCTGACAAAAAGAAACTGGAAGATATTGATACAGAGAAATTCCTTCGAAAAGATATTGATGATATAGCAAATGGAAATATTACTTTCAATAATGGTATTTATGTGAAAGGTTCATATGCTAACCTTCAATCAATTTTTGAACAAGGAGGAAATTCTATCCTTGAACAAGGAGAAAACGGGATTATAGAAACAGCAGAGACACAAGCAGCACCAACTGATATTACATTAGCTGATTTAGCTAATGTTGATGGCACAGTTAACGAACCTGCATACAAGAGGATGATTTTAACTAAACTTGCCGGAGCTACGACATGGACACAAGAATACATTGATCCTCTTATTGAAATTACAGAAGCTCCTAGCAATAATTTATATTATGCTAGAAGAAATAAAGCATGGGTTAATTTTACTCCTTTTTCCGGTAATTATTCAGATTTATCGGGAAAACCGACTATTCCTACTAAATTAGCAAATCCATATGCATTAACCTTTTCCGGAGCAGTAACTGCAACATATGACGGATCAGGCGCAGTCAATGTAAATATACCTGTCGGTGGAGGAGGTGGTGGCGGAAGCGTTATCGTAGATAGCTCTCTTAGTACAACTTCGGTAAATCCTGTACAGAATAGGGTTATAACTGCCGCCTTAAATTCCAAACAGAATACACTTGTGTCAGGTACTAATATTAAAACGATTAACAGTCAAAGTATTGTAGGATCAGGAAATGTCAATCTCACTTATTCTTTTTCTCAGATAACTTCTAAACCAACTACCTTATCGGGATATGGAATTTCGGATGCATATACAATGACGCAAGTAAACAATGCCTTTGTATCTTTAAGCGGAAATGTAATTAGAACATCAGGGAAGCTATCAATGGCAGCAGACGTATTTGCAGATGATGGCTCCACAGGTGGTCTTGATATGAGAAATTCGAATATTGTAGGTGTAAATGGTATATATTTTAAAGATGCATCAGATAGTGACGGTGAATATATCAATTTTTACAGAGATTCTACTCATGTTGATTCTTTATATGCATTAAATGGAGAATTACGATTTAAACCTAATAGAGTATTAGGTGCTATAACGACTGCATCAAATATAATTCTTCATACGGGGAATTATACATCATATGTACCTACAAAAACAGGGACGGGAGCAACAGGGACTTGGGCAATAAGCATTACAGGAAAAGCCGAATTATCTAAAGCTACAAATTTAATCAATGGATCATATACAGGAAGTGGAGGAAAACAACCGCCATCTTATATACCATCAGGGAATATTAGATTTAACATGATGAATACTGTTGTTGGTACTGACTCTAACTATAAGGATTTCATATTAATGGACAGTTATACTGGTAATGATGTTCCTTATGTTACTGCAATTGGAGTAAGAAAAACTTCAACTCCTGAAGCATATATAATGTCAGGTGCAAAAGGCAATACAACAGAAGCTAATTGGGTTAAGACTACTTTATTAAGTGCTCTTAACTACAATAACTATGCACCATCTAAAACCGGATTAGGTGCTAGTGGCACATGGAATATTAATGTATCAGGATCAGCAGCCTCAGTAGCATGGGTAAATGTTTCCAATAAACCTAATTTTGCAGCAGTTGCAACTTCCGGTTCATATAATGACTTAACTAATAAACCTACAATTACAAATATAACAGTTGACTCAGCCTTATCGACTACTAGCACTAATCCATTGCAAAATAAAATTATCACTACTGCACTAAATGGCAAGCAAGCA